CCTTTATGGGGGAAGAAAGCGGAGCGAAGCGGAGCGGTCAGATGCTCCTATTAAATAATAATAATTAAATACTAAACGTAATGATTAAGAAGAAAATTAAATTCGGAAAGCATGAGAGAAGCTATAAGTTAGTAGTTTTTACTCTTAATGTACTTGAAAGTACTAGTGTTAAACTTGTTAAGATGGAAGAAAGGAGACGTATTCCTAGTTATGCCCAAGCTCAACGAGTTTAAACAAGATAATGGTAAGCTCATTGTCACGACTGGCAAATGTCTAGTTTGTGGCGATGAGCTTCTTGTATTTGGTACAGATAATATTTATATTTGTCCAAAATGTAAGGAAATACTAGATGGTGGTAATTGTTTAGTTCTTGAAACAATGTTTGTTGAAGATGATAGAATTGTTACTGCTAGAAATTGTATTGTTCCTAAAGAACAAATGCATACGAATGTACCTATTGTTTGTATGCCCTCTGATGAATTTAGTAAGTTATACGAAATATATAAAACTAAAGCTAATTAATATGATTGTAGATTTAAAACAATGTGTTAATCCTGATAGTACTTTTGATGTATATTTTGAAGGACTTAAAGCTGTTATATCTCATGACGCAGATGTTAATGCTTATCATTGCATTATTATAGATGTTCATAATGATAGATGTTGTGAAATTATTCCGTTACCTAGAATTATGAATACTGATAAGTATAAGATATTCCCCCGTAAAGGAGCGTGTTGTATGCAGTATCTTCCTAATCAAATAGTTAAACCTTAATACTATGGGATTAAGTTTTAAGTTATCAGCAGTTAATGAGGATAAGAAGATTCCTCGTGAGAAAGTAATAATGCAAATTGTTATTGGTACTATTGTTCTACATGATAATCAATATAAGTTCAAACCTAAAGATGGTAGTGAACCTGTTGTATTATCTGAACGTTCATACTCTTGTAAAGGTTTTAAAACAATATATACTCGTGCGTTAGATAATCATGGTAGACCTACTAAGATTGTTAGATGTGCCGATGCTTATTGTTCAATGCCTAGTTGTTATATACCTTTTAAGATAGGATTACCAGTTAAAGGTTACATTCTTAAATGTCGTGATAATATTGATAGATTTTTATTGAAGTGCAATGAATTTTGAAAAGTTTGATGATGCTAAGAAAGACGATAAAGTCTTTAATAGTTTTACTCGTGACCAAATGATTGCTTATGAAAACCTAGTAGCTTTTATTGAGAAAGGTTATGTTGCAGGTGATTATAAACGAGCACTTATTGGTGCTGCCGGTACGGGTAAAACTTATATGATACGCGAAGTAATTAAAAGATGCGGTTTAGCTAAATCTGTTATTGGACTTGCAGCTCCTACACATAAAGCTGCTCGTGTACTTCGTACATCTACTGGATATAATACGTCTACTGTGGCTAGTGATTTAGGTTTAAGACTTAATACTGATGTTACTGATTTTGATGTTAATAATCCTCCTTTTGACCCATTAGCTGAAAAGAAGATTAAACAGTATAAACTATATATTGTTGATGAAGCATCAATGATTGGTATTAATCTTAAAACTCTAATAGAGAGAGAATGTGAACAATTCGGTTGTATGCTTATTTATATGGGAGATAACTATCAGTTACCACCTGTTAAAGAAGCTCGTTCACGTTGTTTCGATAATATTAAGTTCTATACTCTTCGTCAGATTGTAAGACAAGAAGAAGATAATCCTGTTAGTGAGTTATTAAGAATCTTGAGAAAAGATATTGATAATAGAACTTGGAAGTTCTTAGAGTATATCAACAAGAATAGATATGCTTTTGACCCAACTCAAACTAAAGGATATTATACTTGTGGTGCATACGAGTTTCAATCTCTTGTAATAGACGGATTCTATAATGAAGAGTTTACTAAAGATGTTGATACTTGTCGTCTTATAACTTATACTAATAAGTCTGTTGCTGATTGGAATAAATTCATTCGTAAAAATATCATTGAAGGTAGTGATAGAGCAATTCTAACTCGTAATGATTTAGTAATGTCTTATAATACTTTCATTGATGATTTCAAAGATACTATTATTGTAAATTCTGAAGATTATATAATACATGATATTAAGAATTTTACTAATAAGGATGAAATCTTCGGATTCAATGTTACGTTTATTCAAATCAATGGTGGCACTAAGACTAAACCTTTATTTGTAGTAGACCATTCTAATTATAATAATGTCATGCGATATTATAAGTTAGGAGAAATGTATATTCAAAATGCTATAAATGCAGAAAGTTATAAGAAGTCTAGACGTTGGAAAGATTATTATGAATTCAGAGAGAGAAACTTATTACTAGCAAATTTATTAGATAGGTCTACTGGTAAAATTAAGTTTAGTCGTGATTTAGATTATGGCTTTGCTCTTACTAGTCATAAAGCACAGGGAAGTACTTATGCTGATGTATATATAGATGTAAATGATATTGTATTTGATATGCGTACTGGTAATCCTTGGGGAGATATAGATAATACTCTTCGTAGATTATATACAGCTTGCAGCAGATGCAAAAATCGTTTATATTTGTGTTATGGACAATAAATAAGTATAAGTATGAGTTCAATGTGTTATGATGTCGAAGTAACTAGGAATTACTTTTCGGTAGTATTTGTCGATTTACGTAGTTATCTTAAAACATTCGCTGATTGTGTCGATGATAAAGGAAAAGCTATTCCTATTATTGATAAACTTAGTGTTGCAGAGATAAAGAAACGTTTAGAAACAATACCTAAGAAACGTTTTGTTTTATATGAAGATGATGATACTGATTTATTCAGTTTATTATATTGGTTACAACAGAAAGCAGACTATTTCGGATATAATAATCGGAAGTACGACCGCTTAATGTTGAGTGCATTGCTCATGTATTATAATCAATTTGATAAGCCTAGTAAGTTAATCACATTCTTATATGAAACATCACAGAGAGTTATTCGTAGTTCTAATAATGATACTCTTTGGACTGATAACTTCACTTCTCTTATACTACGTAATAACGTAGCATTTCGAGACTTGGATTTATTCCAAATCTTTAGGCTAGACCATTATCATAAGAGTCTTAAACAGACTTCTATTAATATTAAATGGTATAATCTAAAAGAGTACACTATGCCACCTATTGGTGATTTAGATAGACATTATTATCACGAGAGACTTCCCGAAGCTAAGGGAATGACTGATAGAGAACTTAATATTCATTATCGTGATGTGTTTGAGCGATTTATACCTAGAGAATACCTTCAAGAAATGGCTGATTATAATGACAATGATGTATATATTGTTGCCGAGCTAATTAGAATGAATCAAGAAGAAGTTCTTTTAAGGTATCGTATTAGTGAAGAATATAATGTAGATGTGTTCTCTGCTAGTAGAAGTACAATAGCTGATAAAGTTATTGTTAAACTATATAGTAAATATACTGGTCTACATCCTAAAGCCTTTATTGATACTAAGACAATACGTAGGAAGATTTTGGTTTCCGAAATTTTGTCAGATAAAATCGCATTTTCGACCCCTGAATTGAACGATATTTTGTCAGGCATACGTTCGCTTACCCTACGGGGAGAAAAGGGCGAATTTGACAGGGAATTTACCTTCATGGGCACGTCATACACTATCGCAACAGGGGGTCTACATTCAAACGAGATTCCGGCTGTATATGTTGAAGATGACGAACACATAATAGTGGATAGAGACGTTAACTAAGCAGCGTCTTAATTGGGTTAATTGCGGGAAACTCTTTAGAGACTACAATACCAAGTTATCATAGTAATATAGATAATGGTAAAGCTAATCACTTTAGTAAGGTAAAAAGTTGTAGTATTAGACAATCCGCAGCCAAGTCTCCTAATAGGAGAAAGGTTCAACGACTATCCGAAAGGAGTAGAGTTAATAGTAGTTATATTAATCTCGAAATGCCCAATTCTTGCGATTGTGATTTTTTCTTATTATCTTTATATCCTAAAATTGTAAAGATATGGAAAAATTCAAAAGAAACTCTGATTTTGTTGATTATGGAGAATATTCTAAGTTTAGTTATTCAGGTATTTATGGTATTGTAAATACTATTAATAATAAGATATATATTGGTTCTTCCAGTTTAATATCTCGAAGAGTAAGTAAACATTTCTCTGAACTTAGAAATAATAGACATACTAATAAGAAGTTACAAGATGATTATAATAAATATGGTCTTGATAAGTTTAAAGTTATATGTCTTGAAGAAACTAAAGAACTAAATACTAGAGAAGTTTATTATCAATTACATTATGGTATCGATGCTATTTATAATGAAAAGATTACTGGTGTTTGGTGTACAGAAGAATATTCAAAGAAATTAGCAAGTTCTCATAAAGATACTCATAGAACTAAAGAGTATCGAGATAAAATGTCTAAACTTAAAAGTCATAAGATAGTCCAATATCTTATTGTTCCTAATAGTGAAGGAGAACTTATTAATAAAGACATTAAAACTTATGAGAATATGAATGAAGTTATTGCTGAAAATCCTACTTTTAAAGCGCAACCTATTAGAGGTGTTTGTAATGGTAGTAAAAAGTCAGCTTATGGATTTCAATGGAGATATGCAAGAAAAGATATAGTCTAATCTCATTGGAGACAATGAGGAATAGAATGATAATCTAACTAATTATCTTAAAAGTTCTATTCAAAAAATGAGCAAGTTATTATCCTAATATGATACGTAGTCTTAAAGTATGTCAGAAACACTTGATTCCTAAAGCATGGTTTCGTATAGCTGATACTATTGTTGATGAACGACTAGAACATAAACATTTAGCTAAAGATAAATCTCTTGATAGTATAGATAGAGATAAACATGCTACTGCTGCTGCTTGTCTAAAGATTGTAGCAAATGCTGGTATATTTGGTAAAATGGGAAGTGAGAAGTCATTCTTATGTGACAAGAAAGCAATGTATCAAGTTACTATTAATGGTCAGTTATTTTTATTGATGTTAATAGAGAAACTTGAACTTGCAGGTATTCATGTTATAAGTGCTAATACTGATGGTATTGTAACTATCGTTCCTAGAGAATTAGAACAAACTGCTGATGATATTTGTCACTGGTGGGAGAAACATCTAGGATTAGAGCTAGAATTTACATATTATATTAAATATGTAACAGAAGGTGTTAATAGTTATCTTACTGTTAAACGTGATGGAAGTAGTAAGTTCAAAGGCAGAATGAATCCTAAAATGTTCTTAGAGGATTTATCTAAAGGATATAATTCTCCTATTGTAGCTAAATGTGTTACTGAATACTTTATTAATGGTACTCCTGTTATGGAAACTCTTAGAAATGCTAAATCTATTCTTGATTTCTGTCGTACTCAAAATGTTAATCATAAGTATAGACTAGAGTTTACTCATGTTGTAGACGGAAAGATAGTAACAGATATAGTGCAAAGGAATACAAGGTTTTACATCTCCTCTACGGGGGGAACATTGATGAAAGTCGAGAGCATGGGCTGGAACGAATATAACGAAGAACAAGTTAAAAAGAGTTCTCTATGTGCAGGTCAACGTGTTTCTATATGTAATACCGTTGATGATACTGATATATCTGAATTAAATGTTAATTACTTATATTATTATAATGAAGCTATGGCTATTATAGAACCAATAGAACAAAGTCGTAATAATAAAGGTAAAGGTAAACGTTTAGTTAAGAAATACTATGGAATGAGAAATACTTTATTTGATTAAAATGAATGATGTAATTGATATTTATAATGAAGCTGCTAATAAATGGTCTGCTAACAAAGGTGTGGGTAGTGTTATTCTATCCGAACCATTAAGTGTAATGAACTTCGTTACTATGGTGCTAGATAAAATGGTAGCTAAGACTCCTGAACTTACGTCTCTTATTATAACAGAGACTATGGAAGACAGAGCTAACATTACTTATTATCTTGATAATACTTCTGAACTAAAGGAAATTCATAAACAATTAATTACTGATAAGAGATGTCTTATACTTACTCGTGAATATGTTGAACGTTCTCCATATAAACCGAGTGCTAATAGTCATAAAGATGTTCTTATTACTATTAATGTTAAGAAGTTCCGAAAGATTGCAGAGAAGTATAGTGGTAATTATTTTAAATTTAAACTACTTGCTACTAATGCTATTGATAGTGTTGCAGATAATGCTATACTTATGTATAAATATGCACCTAAAGTATATGAAATTAATTATGCTCACTTAATTAATCGTTCTATTCATTCCCCCATAAAGGAGTACCAAAAGGGTGTTATTCTAACTGATGCTGATAGAATCTATTATGATAGATGTAGTCAGTATATTAATGAAAGTGTTACTATATTTGGTACATTTGAAAAGTTAGAAGAATGTCGTAATGGTAATCCTAGACTTAATATTGCTGCTGAAACTTGTAGATTACAAATTGCAGAAAGTAATGGCTGGTCTGCTAAAATGGATATGACTGATGCTATGTGTCGTAAGATAGATGAACTATATAATCCTAGTGCTTTAATCGAGAGAGTAACTCAAACTTATAATATTATTAGAGATAGAACTAAGATAGTTACTGATAATATTGTTAAGTTAGATGCTATACTTGATATAGTTAAGGAAAATATAGGCAAAAGAATACTTATTATTTCTAAGAATGGAGTATTTGCCAGTAAGATAACAGAGTACTTAAATGCAAATATAAAGTACGAAGGTAAATCCATTATAACAAATGGTGAGATATTCCAAACTGGGATAAGTATATTACAGTATGATTATTGCGGAAACTACCATAACGATATGGAAGGAATACAGGCGTATGATAAGCAAGGAAAACCAAAGGTTTATAAGACCGGAGCTAAAATCGGACAGCCAGTAATCATAAAGGCACAAGCGCAGAGAACGCGAAATTTGCAGTTATTCAACGATGACTATATGAAAGTATTGTCTGCAAATAATTCTATTGATACGAGCTTTATCGGAGTTGTGGATATGGTTATTTTCACGTCTCCGCTTTGTAGCTCAATACGAGACTTAAAATATAGAATACCTAACTTATCTTTTAGTTCTGTACCTAATATTATATATAAGATATATTGTCGAGGTACGAACGAAGAGAAAAAGCTAATAGAGACGAAAGGAGGAAGAGACTATGAAATAGTTAAAGATAGTGAAAATGATTTCATAATAGGAGAATAATAGATACTAATGTTTGGTATTACAAATGAAATTAGTATCTTTGTAGTGTAATCAATAAGCGACCTTTGAAATAATGGAAGAAGTAAAAACAGAGAATGAACAAACTCTAGCTAAGACAGAACCAAAAGCAAAACCAAATAATAATAGTATGGTTATGGCTTCTGCTCTTAATACCCTAGACATTTACAATCCCGATGATAGGAGTAAGTTAGAGTTGTATCTGAAATCAGTAATGTCTAGTGATAAGTGCGGCATTAAGACTATTCAAGATGGTCTTGCAATATATAGTCGTGCTAAAGAACTAGGTTTACCATTTACTAGTTGTATTGAACATCTAGGAGTTATAAATGGTAAAACTACATTAGACGTTCACTTAATTAAAGCGTTATTATTGAAGGCAGCTATAACATGGGAGTGTACAAAAGATTATATAGCTCTGTATGAATATACAGACGGTAATAATGTTTATATAGACAGTAAGATACCTGACTATTGTAGGCGATTCAGAAGCAAAAAAGAAGCTGATGAATATAATGCTAGTTCTGATAATGATGATGTAGGTATTTATCCAGTCAGAAATTATCAAGATTATAATGGTAATGTATATAAGGAATATCAATTAAATAATAAGTTCGGAGTTGTAGCTAATCAACAACAAGCCAAAGAAGCTGTGGCTAAGGGATTAGTTCCAATATTCCGAATACCTAATGTTCCTTGTGATTATATTACTGAATATAAACTTACTCGTATAGTGGATAACAGAGTTATTACTAGTGTAGGACATTTTAGTTATAGTGATGCTGTAACTGCCGGTCTTGCAAGTAAAGACACTTATACTAAATATATGAGAACACTTATCGGTCATAGAGCTTTCACACTTGCTGCTCGTGATATAGCTGCTGATGTCATACTTGGTTGTATGGAAACAACAGAAGCTAAGATAGTAAATAATATGAGTATCAATGATGCTGATATTATTGAGATTTAATAGTAATAGAAGTCTAACTATTATTATTAATAGATAAGAAATAAGACAAAAACTAAGATAACAATGGGCTTTATGCCTAGTATTAATAATTATTAATCATTTAAATTTTTACAACTATGGGACTTCAATTTGGAATGTCAGCCGTACAAAGCGGTAAGAGAGTAATGCAAACTAGTAACGAACCTACATTGACAGCTAATAGCACTAAAGCTAAGTTTACTTTGGCTGCTGCTGTTACTCGTATCATGGGTCTTATTCCCGGAGATAACGTTCAGTTCGTTAGTAATATTGCTGATATTGATGCAGCTATTGCTGAACGTGATGCTGACGTTATGGCTTGGTGCGAAGAGAACAATGTTGAGTTCGGTACAGAAGCTGCTCGCTCTGCTCTTATCCAGACTTTCGGTGAATACGGTATCTGTAAAGGTGTTCCCTTGTTCGAGAAGAACGGTGAAGTTAAACTTGCAGGTGTTCGTATGACTGCTGAACAGAAAGCTGCTGCATTTGAACTGAACAAAGAAAAGATTGCTGCCGACCTCGGTAAGTCAGTAGAAGAAATTACTATTGATGATTACAATCCTACTACTCGTGCTTACTCCGGTGCTCGTACTTCTACTTCTTCCAATCTTAACGGTCTTGGTTTGCCGTTGAATTTCTCTGATTCTGCTATGTGGGCTGAATTGAAAGAGAATCTCGGTGACGAAGCAGAGAAGTTTAACCGTATCTTCGAGGTTAACTTGAATGAACCGTTTGTTGTTGCTGTTGAAACTGGTAAAGTTATCGGTGATGAAAAAGAAACTGTTGAAGTTAATGCTTACAAGATTTCTTTCAAAGCTGATGAAGAACCTGCCGTTCGTCAATCTTCTAAGTAACAACTTCTTCCGGTAATTAGCTAGGTTGTAAAGAGCTAAATTCTTAATTGAATTTAGCTCTTTTTATTTGGCTATAATTTAGAAATTTATTATATTTGGAAACTTTGCAATAAACAATAGCAAGCCTGTACAACTTGTTATTGTTAGTATTAATCTTTATAAAACAAAATTATGAGTACTCAAAAAGAAACTGCTAAAGTAGAAGAACCAGTAGTTAATCAATCAGCTAATGCTGCAACTGCTGCACCTAAGAAACGTCGTAGAGGTATTAGTAATGAGACTAGAACTACTTCTCGTAAGAAGTTCTCTCACAAAGATGCCATCAATAACATTTGGCTTTTCGTTGGTAATCTTCATGCTCGTGTTGCTTGGGTAACTATGAAGGAAGAAAGTAATATGCGTCCTGCATTTGCAGGTAAAGCTGTTCCACAGCTTATCATTGAAGCTACTTCTCTTCATACTAATCCTATTGATGTTCGTGTTGCAAGTAAGACATTCTGGGCTTATGAAAGTAATGTTGATTACATTCCAGGAGGTTCTAAAGAGAAGTTTATCAACATGGACTTTGCTTGGATTAAACATTTCCTTGATGTAGTTGTATTCAAAGGTCGTGAAATGACTGATGAAGAAGCTGAAATGCTTGAACTCGGTTATGTTGACTATGACGATAATGGTCAGTATGAACCAGTGGAAGTTGAAGATGTTATCAAAGCATGGGGAGTTCTGTTTGATAATGTAGTTAAGTTAGTAGAAACTGGTGGTGAAAATGGTAAATCTGCATTACTTGATAAAGCAGGTAATCCTAGACAGTTTTGGTTCAGACTTAATCGTTATTACAAGAACAAAGGTGATTGGGCTTTCTCCGGTCAAGGTTCAGAAGAAGGTGACTTGGTATTCCCGAATATTGTAGGTCAAGGAATCTTTGAAGAGAAGTTCATGTTAGATGCTAACCATTTCAGAGAACCAAGTATTGTATTTGACATTACTAAAGAACGTATTGCTCCTATGGACGGTGTTCAATCAAAGCAAAAGAAAGCTCCTAATCTAGCAGCCGCTGCTGGTATTGGAGGTATTGCTATGGGTGCAGGTATTGTTCAGCCAGGAATGGGCGGTATGCCTAACTTTGGTGCAGCAGGTGGTTTCAACCCAACTGAAGGTTCTGCTTTTGCTCCTGATGCAGATGATAATGGTGGACTTCCATTCTAAGTAATCCAAATATATTTCGTTAATAATGTTATAAGCCTAGTGTAAAAGCTAGGCTTATTTTATCTAATTATACTATGCGTAGAGGAATAAGACAAGACTTAACAAAAGAGTTTATATTATCTAAGGTTAGTCAAGAAATGATTATGGCTAAGTATATGGGAATACCTATATCCGTAGTTAATAATTGTGTAGAAAACAATGAACTTATTTGTTCTCCTTTGCGCGTTGATAATCATCCAACATTTGGTTTTGCTTTCAATAATAAACACAAGTTAAAAGCTCGTGATTTTAATGGTTCTTTCTTTGGTGATTGTTTCGATTTAGTAGCTTATGTATTAAGTTTCAAAACCGGACGTCATATAAATGTTGCTAATAAAGCAGATTTCTATTATATATTAAAGCATATCGCTTATACTTTCCGCAAGATAATATATGACGGAGAAGTAGATGAAGAGAATGAAATCTTACTTAAACAAGTAATATCTAAAATCAAAGCTAGTAAACCAATTATTGAAGTAGCTACTAGAAATTGGACTAATAACGATAAAAATATTTGGGGACAATGGGGAGTTAGTCTACATTGGCTTAATACTCATTTCGTCTATCCTGTTGACCAAATGTATATTAATAGGTATTGTCAACCAAATCCTAAATATACATATAAGGAATCAGACCCTTGTTATGCTTATGTTACTGGACTAGATAGTAACGGTATTTATAATATCGAATGTTATTTCCCTCTTCGTGATAGAAGTAAAGGAGAAATCAAGTTCATAACTAATCATAATGGTCTTGTTGGAATACTTAATCTTGATAAACCTAAATATGATATTATTATTATTACTAAGTCGTATAAGGATAATCTAGCATTAAGTAGCTGGTTACATTCCTATCCTTTACGGGGGAATTTGTCAGAGTCTCAAATAGGAGTAATTAATGTTACTTCAGAGAGTTACGTTCTTAAAGATTACGAATATAATTGGCTACAATCTAAGCTAAATGACAGTGGAATACTTATTTCATTTTTCGATTGTGACCTGACAGGAGTACGTGGTGCTCGTAGGTTACGAAAAGAATATGGTATTATACCTATTGTTATTCCTAGAAGTTATGATGCTAAAGATTTTTCAGAGCTAATTACTATGTATTCTAAAGAAACTATTAATTCATTTATAGAACAAACTGAATCATTATTTGAATATGATTAGAGAAGAAGAATATCAGTCGCTTCCTAAAGCGCAAGAAGAAAGACGAGTGATTAACTTTAATTCATTCGCAATATTAAAAAGAATAGCTATAAATAGTTTCGGTAATGGCGGAAATGTTTATAGCTATTATTTTATGTATCCTCTAACAGATGAAGAGGAAGAATATCTAAATAAGATTAAACAAAAACTGTTAGACAATCCGAATAGATTAATTCGTATTAGTTTGCCTGATGGTACTCCAACAGACTTCTCTAAGATAAAAGTCTATGGTAATTTTGAGTTTGATAATCCTGAACACGTAAGAGTTATTAAGGACTATCTAGCTAAAGATTTATATAGTTCTCATAAGATACCTAGAGAGTATAATTATGAAGATAATACTTCGATATCTAAAGGAAACTTTATACAGTGGACTGAAAGTACTGATTATCTAAAGTGTTTCAAGTTCTATCATGCGAGAATAGGTAAACCTAAAAAGTATATAATTGTAAGACTTACTAAAAATGAAGTTAAATACAAATCCGTTTAGTTACGAATTAGATGAATCAGACATTAGGATGATTGGACATAACTGTAATACTAAAGGTATTCCTGATACTATTGCTAGTTATCTTCGTGAATTAGATTTACCTAATTATCCTTATATTCAGACTATTCATTTCAGATATAAATGGATAATGAAAGCTCTCTTATATTTAGGATATGATAAAGAATCTCTTGAAAAGATTCATGAAGCTAATCTTAAATATGAAGAAACTCATCCTCCTATTGTTTATGAAAAGAAAAGAAGTGGAACTAATAAGACTAGTGCTAAACGAATTACTAAACCTTCCCCTATAAAGGAGCAGAAGTTTACTGTATCTTCTGCTAATAGTGGTAAATCTGTTGCAACTCCTGTTAATTCTAAAGTTAGAATTGTTGTTATTGAAACTAATAAGTCTATGATTATTGATAGGACAGTTGCTATTGGTCTTATGCGTGAACAACCTAATAAATATAAAATCGAAGAATTATGAGTGAATCGAAGAGTATTACTCTTTATAAACGTAATGCACAAGGTAAACCAATCTTTTGGTCTGCCGAAATACTAGGACATAAAATAATACTTAAATATGGTATTGTTGGTAAAGAAGGAACTACTTCTGAATATGTTCCGCCTAGAGGTGTAGAGAAAGAATGGAAAACTATTGTTGCTGCTAAACGTAGAGAAGGAGGTATGGAATTATCTGAATTATATGATTCAGCTCCACAAGAAATACCTGATGTTAATGCTTTTAAATATTATCTTGAGGCATATCTTCCTAAGTATAATACTAATAGTGAAGGATTCGTTCTTCCTATGTTAGCTAAGATATATGAATATAACAATGAACAGAACTTGTTAGCTCAAGTTAAGATTAATGGTGTTCGTTGTAATATATCTGCTGTTATGCGTGGTAAAGGATTCTTTAAAACTAAAGGTCTTGTATTTCATAGTCGTAAAGGACTTGAATATAAGTGCCCAGTATTAGAGAATGTATTGCTTGATGAAGTTATTAACGATAAGTTATTCAATCGTATGTTAGAAGAAGGTTTAGTATTAGATGGAGAGCTATATATTCCCGGTCTTGAACTAAATGATATTCTAAGTGCTGCTGAAAATCTTAAAAGTCCATATAATCGCTTTCTTCAATTTTGGTGTTATGATTTAGCTGTTGATGATATGATTCAAACTAGTCGTATATCATTATTGAAGTCAGAGTTTGGTAAGTTTAAGATGCCTAATTACGTTAATGCTAAAGCTATTCTTGATTATCACATGAATAATAAGAATCGTTTCGTTCTTATTCATACTTATGATAATGTTAACGGAGATGAAGATGTTATTAAATATCGAGACATTTTTGTTGAAGCTAAATTCGAGGGAGCTATTCTTCGTAATCCTTATGCTACATATCAATTTGGTAAACGTAATTCTACTATGTACAAAAGTAAACCAATATTAGATGGTAAGTTCAAAATCATAGATATTATTCCCGAAGGAGCTAAACGACCTAATTTTAGTAAGTTTGTTCTTCGTAATGATATTAATGGTGAAACATTTGAATGTATGCCTGTTGGTGATGCTTCTACTCGTGAAAGTTATCTTATTAATAAAGATAAACTAATTGGTAAGACAGCGTTTGCTGAATATAGATGTAGGTCAGGTGTTAAAGAAGTTCCTTCTCATGGAAATGTTATAAAAATACTTGATGATGAGTCTATTAGATTACCAAATAATATCGAAGAAGAAAGTTAATTATAATAAATCTTATATAGATTATAAGAAAAAGAAACTTGTAATAAAAGACATACATCTAAAAGATAAACTAAAGATGCTATTGATGATTAAGTTCGATGCAAAAGAAGGACAAGAATCTATGTATCTAGGTTTTCTTACAGAGAATGTTCAAGGTCAATGCCGAAATGTTTCTGTTTCAGATTATGGTTATTATTCTATTTCTGCTTCTGATATAATACGAAGTCTTCGTGTTAAAACAGATACTAATGTTGAGTTAGTAAAAGAAGAAGAGGATAATGAACTTGTAGTATATAAGTTGTTATTAAAGTAAGTCATGGTTTGATACCTTGCCCTATTGTTAGTCGAGAGATTAGCGGTAGGGCTTTTTGTTGTTCCCCTATAAAGATAGTGTTTCTACTGTATGTCTTGGTTGTGAGATAGTTCGTTAGCTTATACTCAAAGAGGACTGCCGGAGATATACAGACGAGACACTTCTTTATGGGGGATTCAAACGAGAACGCCCGATTTCTTACGTCTGTGCGATTTAGTATATTTACCTGAACAACTATATTATTTTTGCATTGCGTTTAACAGTGAGCCTTAGAATCGCTATCTGCGTATGCTGAAAAACAGTAAGATTTTCTTTGCTCTGATAATAAGATTGATTATATTTGTAAAACCGATAATGGAGAAAAAGCAAATAAAAGCTAAATATATAGTAGTTAAACAACCTGATGATAATGTTGTATATAGAAACAATATTAGATTCATATATATCGTAATAACCCGTGAAGAACTATCTAAGAAAATCGACAATTATCTTGATGGCAAGATTAAAAGGACTACTGGTGTTTATGCTCCTCTTGATTTGTTTGCCTATCTTGCTAAGCATAGGAAAGTATATTCTTATGAAGAAGCTAAACAACGTGCACGTTATTTAAATAGAAAGTATGGAAGAAGTTAAAAATTCAGTTAGATTCGCTACTATTCCTAATTTTCCTAACTATTGTATAGGAGAAGACGGAAGAGTTTGGTCTGATAATCGTAAGCGTTATCTTAAATGGTATCGTGGTAAAGGTTGTGAACGACCTCATGTTACATTGTTTCACAATGGTAATAGTGCCAAGCTATTTATAGCTACTCTCGTTGCTCAAGCATTTGTTACTAATCCTAAGCCTAATGTATATAAATACGTTAGATATAAAGACGGTAACAGTGCTAACAATCATTATACTAATATTGAATGGTGTAGAAACCAAACAGGAAGTAAGTATGGAAAATGAAATAAAAAGTGTTTCAGATATTATAGCTGAAATAAGTAAGAAAGATAAGAAGAGACAAGTATTCATTCTTACTAATCTTATTAATCAGTTAAAAAATACTCGTATAGAAGCTAATAGCAATTACGAAGATTGTCGACTTTCTTATACTCGTAGAACAGATAATTATATTGGTAACTTTAATCTGATGTTATTTAAGAAACAATTAGATTGTCTGGATATGATTATTGAAAATTTAGATTCTTATCTTGACGAATTATTAAGCAAATAGTATGGATAGAGCTAAAATCTTTCAAAGTGTCATTAAAGGAACTAATGTGTTTACTCCTATTGTTGATAGTTATCATACTGTTGGAAATCATATTATCGAACTTAGTTGTTCCGAAAAAGATAATCAACATGGACTTTATAATAGAGAGATTAATGGTATTACCTTTAAAGGTACGTATGGTGTGACCGTTATTACTAATAACGGTAATGGATGGGAACGTAGTATCGAGTTAGATAAATTATGTTATTCTCATGAAGAAGCTATGGAATATATTAAATCATTAGACAATGCAAAACGGTGAAATAATACCTGCTCTTATTGCTAGGATTAGACAAAATAATACTAGCAATATTATTATTCGTGATAAACTTTATTCTCTTCTAAATAGTATTACTAATAAGTTTGATGATGTTATTAAGAATACTCCTCATCTTGTAGATTTTCAAAATATGTCTAATGATGAAGTATTAGAACATTATTATCTAAGTGTTGGTTCGGAAGCTCTTTGGGATTCTCGTGAACTTATTATGAAAGCTATATCTGAACAGAATAAATTAATCAAAGAAGAATATGATAACAGTAATAAATGATAAAGAACTTGGTAAAGTTGAGATAGTTACTCAACAATATCAAGTGGGTCTTTATGTAGCTATTTATAAAAATAAAAGATTAATTAATCAATTTGGAAGTAATCTTAAAGAAGCTGCATATCATAGGAAAGTTCGTATTAGAGCTATTAAAAGAGGAGATACTATCGTTGAAGGAACTGTTCTTGAAATTAAAAGTAAATATCCGATAAACGTATTTGAAAATGAAAGTTCTAAAGAAGTTAGTAAATAGACTATTAAAACTAATTAAAAAGGATAGTCCTCCTAAATGTTCTGATTGTGAAAGGTGGGGAACTATGGATTGTCCTATTAGTTATATGTGTTATTCTACTAAAGATAAACCTTATTTTAAATCAAGATATAATGGGAAGTAGTTTATTTAGTATTAAAGCCGAGTTGCAGGATATTATCTTGCAACTCGAAGAAGGTGAAGCAACAGATGAACTTGTTGCAAAACTAGGTATTACCGAAGATAATCTTAAAGATAAGATTGCTGATTATCTTCAAGTAATTAAACGTTATCAATGTGACGTTAAAGAATGTAGTGACGAAGTTGCTCGTGTTAATCAGATTAAGAAAACAAGAGATAATACTCTTAGACGTCTTAAAGATGCTGTTCTTGAAGCCGTTCTTATGTTTGGTTCTACTGGTAAATCCGGTAACAAAGTAATTGAAGGTAGTACTTATAAGATTTATTCTCGTAATAGTACCATTACTGTATTAGACGATATTCGTATCTCTGATATTATCCGTCAATTCATGGATATTGTTACTGAATATCTAGCAAGTACTGAAATTAAAGAAAGTCTTAGTATTGAGTATCTTGCTCGTATTATCAGTGCTCACATGAAAGCGGAAATTTCCCCCATAAAAGAGGAGGAAGAATCTGTTGACCTTAGTATTCCTGACGTTACTACTGATGATATATTCGCTATTGATACTGAAATAACTATCAATATACGTTTATCAGAACTAGCAAATGTTACTAATTTCAATCTTGCTCAATGGATTGGACAGAATCCTCATAAGGTAGAATTTAAATCTTCTACTAGTAAATCAGCTGTTGCAGCTAACTTAGATTTAAATGCTAATCTTACTATCGCTAAACAAGAAAGTAATACATCATTAATAATTAAATAATATGTTTGAAGTAGAAGATTGGGTAGAAGAACTTATCCAAAAGATTATAGATACTTATGGCTGTACTCGTCAACAAGCAATTACAGCTATTGAAGAAAACCTTTAAACTTATAGATTATGACATTCGATTTTAAAGATTCAAATTACAGAAGTAAATTTAAAGCACGTGGAGTTGCATGGAGAGGTAAAATTGGTATAGACGTTAGTGATTGTAAGACAACAGAAGAAGCTATTGTAAAAGCTAAACTTGATTATACAGTTGCTAAATGTCAACTATCTGCTAAAATGCCAGCACATGACAATGGTGCTAGTCGTGACGGTTCTATATTCCCAAATGTAGTTAATGGATTTGAATTTGTTGATGTTCCCGGTGAGTTTGCAACTTATCGTACTGATACTAATATTCCTCTTGGGAAAGTAAAGTCTCGTTATGAAGTAGTACAGAATCAAATGGCTTTCGGTTTCTTCGATGATGCTCTTGATGGTAGAGTAAAACTAGACCGTGCAGGATACTTTAGTTTTGGACAAAAGATATTCATGTCAGCTACATTTGATAAAGAAATTAATATTGGTGGTAAGAATGATACTATCCAACATTATTTTGTCTTTACTAATAGTCATGACGGTGGTAGTGCTGTACAAATGATGATTACTCCTGTAAGAGTTATTTGTATGAACGCTCTTCATGCAGCTAGAATGTCTGCTGAAAGTTATATATCTTTCAGACATAATAAAGGTGTTAATGTTAAGATACTTACTGTTCCTGAAATATTAGGTCTTACTGAACGTAAAATACAAGAAGAAGAAGAGATGTATCAGGTTCTATATAAGACTAAAGTAACAGATGAAGAAGTAAAGAAGTATCTCTCTGCAACTTTCCTTACGGGGGAAGAATTTGAAAGAGTAGATGAATTAGCTTTGTATAATGGTCTATTCCGTAGAGATAATTCTACTTATGAAGCTGCTGAAATATCTATGCAAAAACTAAATGTTCTTTGCGATGCTTTCGAGTATTATCAAGACGGTGTAGGTCAGAGACAGTTAGTCGGTACAGCTTATGGTGCTTATAATGCTGTTACTGGTTATTTCTCTAATGTTAAAGAGTATAAGACTGATGAACTTCGTCTCAAGAATACTGTGTTCGAGGGAGACTATAATACTAGTCTTAAAGCTCTTAATTATGCTCTAGCTAATGTATGGGAATAAGAACTTTTATTGAAAAACTAATTGGGCTATTTACTGTTCCACGTTGTCCTAATTGTGGTGCTAGACTAGAAGAAGTTCCACGGGAAGAGGAAAATGACCCAATTGCTTTTAAATGTATTAACTGTGGTAAAGAATGGAGTTAGAAACCGTATTAAAAACAATCTTATTAGATGTCCCTGTTATTGAATGTTTTATTCAGTTTGTAATAACTGCAATAGCACTAAAGATTACTAAGGAAAGACTAGATGATGAAGTAATAAGTACAGTTACTCTTAATTGTGTTTTATTCTTTATTCCAATATTAGGTCATGTTCTATTTGTAATATTTATAATCAGGTTTGTTCATTTATTAAAGTATCTATATGGAAAAGAAGAATAAAGTAAGAACTTGTGGTAACTGTGCTTATTTATCTAGTAGAAAGAAAATTACTTTATATAGAAATAAGGTATATGTTTGTGATAATGAAAAAATGTCATATATTAGTTATTACAAACCTAGTAGTCCTACTGATTGACAAAGAAATGAGTCAATAAGAAAATAAGTATTGAAAATAGTTGGAATGAGTACTAAAATAAAGTTGGGACAATAAAACAGAATTATATTGCAAGGAAAATTATGAAGAATAAAAAGAAAATAAGAACTTGTGGTAATTGTATTAATTGTGTGAAAGTAAATCCTACTCGTATGTGTTATTCTACTTATAAATGTGATTGTCCATTTAATGATACATATTTCTTAGGTAGAACTAAACCATCTTATCTAGTTGAATGTAAATATCATGAATTTAAAAATGAAAATTATGAAAATAAACCTATGAGTGAATCTACTAAAAATATAATAGATGGACTTTATGGCACAGAAGTAGATAATAAATTATTAACTTTTTTAGAAAACAATGAGTAAATTAAGTAAAGCAATAGCTAATGCTATTATTGAATTTAACGCTGGTTTATTAACTCAAGATGAACTTTATCAAAAACTAGAACGAGACATTGATAATGTCTCTGTTAAAGTATGGCGTGAAGATAAATCTGTTCCATTACCTACTTATGGTAAAGAAGGCGATGCCTGTTGTGATGTCTATGCTAAGAGTATAGAATATGATGCAGACAAAGATAGATTCATTATTCATACAGGATTACATTTTGCTCTTTCTGATGAATATGAAATGGAACTTCGTCCTCGTAGTAGCAATACTAAAACAGATTTTTATATGCCTAATAGTCCTGGTACTCTTGATTGGGGTTATAGAGGAGAACTTCTTGTTATTTTCAAGAATCGTACTTCTCGTCAATTAATTAGAATTATTAGTACTTCTGGTAATGCTTTTAACAATATTGTTACACGTGTTAAACACGAAGATGCTTATAATTCTATTATGTGTGCAAGACAAGAGTTTAATAAATTAATTGAGAAAGAAGGATGTCCTTATGTGAAAGGCGACCGTGTTTGTCAACTTCTTGTTCGTCGTCGTGAGAAGATTACTTGGGATGAAGTAGAAACTCTTGAAGAGTTAGGAACTACTGAACGTGGCACATGTGGATTTGGTAGTACTGGAAAGTAATGGAAGAGATTGAATTAAAGTCATTTGTTCAAGCCTTAATACTTAGAAATAAAGGGTATAAATTCAAACATATCAAAACTGGTAATATTTATACTCTTATTACTAAGATTAAAAGTAAGAATTCTCTTAACGGAGATTGGTATGATGCTTTTCTCTATGTTAATGATAAGCGACAAAAGTTCTGTCGTAGTTGTGAAAGTTTTATTCTTAACTTTAAAGCTGTAAAAGATAATGGTTGATGCTTATATTAAAGATGATAGTCTAGTTTATGAGTGTCCCGATTGTTGCTCCGAAATTATTGTGAGTGATAAAGATAAAGAATTAGCACTAGCATTTGGAGATATTATTATTGATACTTGTCCTGAATGTGGTGTAGTATTAACTATAAAAATGAATTAAATGAAAGCAATTAATATTGAAATGTTAGAACTTAAACCAATGATAGCAGAAGAAGCTAGAACACTTGGTTATAAAGTTCCCGATGTTTTATATTCTACTGATAGAGGATATGAAATTACTTATCCAGATGGTACTAAAACTTGGTCTCTTAAAGAAGAAGTAGATTCTATTTATTATGTTTTATCTAAGGATAATGATGGTACTAAAATTCTAAAAGAAGATGTTGAGAACTTTATTACAGATGTAGATGTTACAACAATAGGAGAAAAGACTACCGTTGTTAATGCTCATACTCGCAGTGGTTTCGATACTATTCGTCATTCTTCTTGTGTTGACCCAAAGAATTATAGTGAGGAACTTGGCAAACAATATGCTATGGAAGAAGTTGTTAATGACCTTTGGGCACATCTTGGTTTTGTTCTTCAATGGGCTAAATACGGTATTAATGTTAAACCTAAAGAAAGTAAATATCCTCCTCATATTCAAAGAGTAATTACAGAATATGAAGAGCTTAACAATAAGATTGGTAAACTTAATAAATTTATTAATGGCAATCCTTTCTTTAAGAAACTTGATGCAGAAGAAAGAAATGATATGGCTTGTCAGCTTACGTCTATGAGAAACTATTCTGATACTCTTCTTTCTCGTCTTACAAGAGCTGGCGTTGATTTCAAAGAACTTATTTAAAACTAAAAAGTATGCTTAAATTAAATAATGTGTTATCCGTAGAAACTTATGGAAATAATTCTAAAGTAGTAAATCCTAAAATACCATATAAGGTATATCAGTGTAATAGTCTAGCTCGTATGCAAGACAAGAACGGTGGTAATACTCTTCATGTTGTTCTTGAAGATATAACTCCCGATGCTAATAATGATATTTATAACCGAGAAAAAGTTGTAGTTGAACTTAATCAGTTTATGAATACTTGGAATCCTTATGTTGAACCAAAAGAAGAAATAAAAGATGAAGTCGGAGAAGAAGTTCATGCGTAATCAAATTCGTAAAGCTATGCGGTATGCGGCTAGTCTGCCAAAACTTAAAGCTCGTAATAGTATTTATCTGAAACTACAAGAAGTAGAGAAGAAGTATAAGATAGAATGATTGTGGTTAAAGTCATACTTTATATTTGTAGTTATATCATATATATTATTAATATGATTTTAGCTATACTGATTTTTTGTATTCCTATAATTGGAATACAAATATTAGGTTTATTTTATGGACAAAGGTTCTTTCCTAAGAAACCTACATTAAGAAAATAAATAAATAACAATAATCATTTTAGTTATACATTATTAAGAGTACTAGTAGAAATACTGGTACTCTTATTTTATAATATTATGACAAAAAGAATAAGTGTTAAAGTAAAAGCCTATCAATCTAATGGATTTAGTAGAGCTTGTAAGAATTGTATTTATAGACCTTGTACTCCAATGCAATCAAATCTATGTACTAGAGCTTATGTAGAAGGTTATATGAAAGGATACAAAAGAGCTAAGAAAGACATGAAAGATGACAATAGATAGATTACTAATAGTAGCCGCTATAATATTCATATATTATATAATAACTCGGGCTAAAGAATGAACTTAGAACTATTGATAGTAGTAATACTGTTGATAGTTCTTTTTTTTTAAACTGTACTTGGATAAAATCAACGTACTAAGGATAGTTGTGTTGCTAGGCTTATCAACGCTCGCAAGCTCGCTAAATCCCCCATAAAGGAGGGAATTACTGCTGAACCAACTCCTTTATGGGGGAAGAAAGCTAGCCGTTAGGCTAGCGAGATATAGTAAAGCTAATATTGATAATAGTATTCCAAACAATAATACTAACGGCATTGGAGATAGTGTTCAGGAAGATGTTCTTCGTTAGATAGAACATTTGGGAACTTTTTGGATATAGTGAGGTCATAGACGGAGTAAATAGTATTCGGCTCTTTTTCGGGTAGTGAAGCTAAATCAATCGCTATTGACAATCATTCTACTAATCCTTGTAGCTTTGTTTCTATTTATCGTCCGAGGTTTTGCACTAGGGCGGAGACACTGCCTAAATGAAATAGTACTTATAAGTACTAAGACTAATCGAGTTCCCTAGCTCTCCACACTACACGCAACTAATCTAGTTAGTCAGACAGCGGATGCTGAATCCCGTACAACAGTCCGAGACGGTAGGTACTTGTTCACTGCAAAGGTAGCAATTATTTTGATATAAACAATAAGTCGGACTACTTTCACAAGCAATCCGACTTTCCTATGAGTTGTAATATTAAGTAGTTAGTTATTCTTCATCTTCATCAGTAATCATATTAGCAACAACTTGACCTAGACCACTAAATGGACTACTACGTACTTTATAGTAACTATTATTAGCACCAAGTCTTTGATGTTTTATAATTTGATTAACTAATGGTATCTGTTTCATTATATTAACTTTAAGTTTATTCTCACCTGAATAAGTACCTGAATTATAATATAAATCATCAGGATTACCAGTAATAATATAACTACAACAGGCTTCTAGTAATTTAAGATTATCAGATGCAATACTTAATGCAGCTACTGGTTGACTATATAGTTTCTTACCTTCATTTGCTAATCCCCACGGAGTATATTGAATAGTTTCAGACATTAGACGGTCAGCACTATATAAGATATAGTCAGCTACTTGTGTAGAATCATCATCGTCATCAAGCATTAGTTTACCAACTACGAATAATGCTACTGCTTTAGTAATAGCTATCCATTCACCTAAGCACCTACGAATATTGGCTTTATCATATTCAGGAAGAATATTATAATAAGTAGTAAGATTAGCTACAAAATCTGCATAACCTTTAGCAATACCTTGAAGAGTACGAACTGTTTGAAGTTCATTACTATTATTTAGTTCGTAGTATTTCTTAAATGGCATGATTATAAATTCACCTAGACTAACATAAGTACCTTTACTAATAGATTCTCTAGTTTCATTATATATACCATCAAAGTGACCTAAACGATAACCAAAACGTTTTTGATAACCGGGAACTAAATGTTTATGGAACTGCATTAGTAACGCTCCCCACCAAGACTGCTGTAATTGATTAGCACCTATTTTATCATAGATACCATGTATCTGATGATTAACAGATATAACCTTATTACGGAAAGCAGCAATATCCTCATTAGTAAGACCGCTATCAGGTTTCAAAGTGGCAACACCATTCTTCAATATAAGACTTTCTCTAAAAGAAGGATGATTCTCAAACTTCTTCTGTTCTTCTTTAGTATCTTCTTTATAAGTAGTTTTAAACTCTTCTCTTATCTCTTTAGGAACAGAACGTAAGAAATCAGTTATTATATCAGCTTTAAACTTAACATAACGTTCTTTCTCAATATAAGATTCAAGTACTTTATCTCTAAATGTTTCGTACTTACTAACTAATTCAGGATTATTCTTACGAAGAACTTTAAGTAATGCTTCTTCTCTTAATCCCATAGCAAACTGTTCAAATGACATTACTTTGTTCTTGCCATCAACAGTAACAACTCTATGAGAATGAAGCATAGCCAATAATGTAGCGTTCTGCATATAATGCTCACCTGCTGTCTGTTGGATAAATAATAGATTCTCTAATTTACCCATTGGATTACTACCTTTACCATAACGTTCTGTAACCATATCAGATTCAATAACATTAAATAGTCTAATAACAGCATTAGTTTCATTATTAGTAGTTTCATTATAAGCATCTGCTAAATAACTACCTATATTCTGCATCCATTCGTTTTCTCCTTTACGGAAGTCTTTGTATTTAAAGAATTGTCCGGCAGCCATTTCCATTTGTATCTGTGTCTTACCATATAGTACATTAGCAATACCACCAGTAATATTTAACATCATAAACTTACTAGATACCATATTACGCATAACACGAGATACTTTAGAACGAGTACCTTCATCCATTTCAAACTCATTAAATACTAATTTACGAACTTGATTTTCAAAGTGTTTAACTATATTAGAATCTTCACTTTTAGCTGTACGTATTTCTTGTTTACCAGTAATTCTACTAAGTAGTCTATTATCCATAAGTTTATCATTAGGATTTCTCTTAATAATATCCATATTACGTAATTGATTACTAGTAATTTTAGCTAATCTAGCTATATCATTACGAGTATTAAAATTATACATACTATCAATAAACGAGTTAAGTCTTTCAAGAACATTAGGATTATTACGTTCTGCATTTTCCTGTGCTCTTTGTTTACGTAACTCATTATTCTTAGCTTGAGTTTCACGAACATAAGCTAGATATTCATCAGTAGTTTCACCTTCTTGTTTCTCACGAATAGGAAGAAGTTTAATCTCTGATAAACTATGTAACATAGGAGCATTACTAAATCTTTTATATAAATTAAGTTCTATATCAGATTTATTAGGAGTATTGTACCAACCATGACTACGTTTGAAGTCTTGCCAATAATCAGTAAATCCTTGATGTGGTTGTTCAACAGCTTGATTAGGTAAGTAACCACGATTAATATAAGCACGACTACGTTTATCTTTAACAAGTTCATTAAGAAGACTATCTACTTCATTATATAACTTCTGTTGATAAACATTCATTCCATAATATTTATCATTACGATATTTATTAGTAGAAGGTTGTAGTTTAACTTCATCATAATTAGGATTTTTATATTTATCCTTTACTTTAGCTTCCAACCATTTATATTTAGGACTATACTCCATATTATTAGCTTCATCCTTAACTATCATTTGTCTCCAAATAGCTAATGGTTCGTATTCTTTAGTAATAGGATTAAGAACATGATTATCATTATACCATTTATCAAATACTGCTTTACCCATCTTATTCATAGCTACATACATAGCTTCGTAATATACAGTATTGACATAACTTACATGATTATCTAACCATTCTTGAGCTTGTGTCTCATTTGGTTTAACTCGACCAACTGCCGCAGCAAACATTTGTTCTTGATGTTTCTTTAAGTTAGCTACTTGAACTTCTGTAAACTTAGTACCATCAATAGTTCCTGTTTCATCATACTTACCGTATGCCATAGTACGAACAAAACTATCAAAAGGATTACCAGCACGAGTATCCATATAAGCCTTTTTTAATTCATCTAAGAATTGACTTTTTAACTTATAATCAGTATTAGCTTTAAGCCATTCAGCCGATTCTTTATAAGTTTCAGATGTTTCCGGATATTGAAGACCTTCAATAGCTTGTTTATAACGAATAACAAAAGCATCTTTAGGTTTACTTTCTTTATACTTATTATTAAGTTGACGACGAGCTAATAGATAATTATTAACTGCATTAGCTTCATAATAATTCTCTTTGTAGTTACCATCAACATCAATAGTAGCACGCATTTCAGTAAGTTCTCCTCTAATCTCTCCAAGACGTCTTTCATTCTGAACAGTCAGAGTACTATAATCATTATTAATCATTGTACTTAATATATCTCCTTCTTCATGCAATAGTTTCATCAACTTAACATAAGTTTCAGGATACTTATTAAGTAACTGATTCATATTATAGTATTCTTGATACATCTCTTTGACGTATTCACGCTCTACATTGTCTATTAAGAACTTCTCTAGTTCATCTTTAGCTTTCTTATATATTAAACCGTCCCGACCATTTGGGTCTTCGATTTGTGCCAGCTTTACAGCCTCTTTCAGCGACCTTAATTTATCAGTGAACGTTTCATTATACGGCAGCAAAAGATTGCCATTTTCGTCCAGTATATCGTTCAGAGACACGTCTATACCGTTGTTTTTTGCGTCCTCGATGATAGCCGATATTGCCGAAGTAAACGCTATCTTTTTGTCTCTAGCTTCTATCTCACTAGTTCTTAACTGATTCATCATCTGTTTTAGAACTATCTGAACTATTGGTATATGTGTCTCTTGACTATCAGCTAACCAAAACTGGAAGAAGTTTTCATCTTCAAATGCTTCTGTAATACTAAGCATATTAGATTGTACACGTGGGTCACTAGAAAGACTAGTAATATAACTATCGAAGTACATTTTAGTACTACGTTTAACTACATTATCCAAATCTTTAATACGTTTGAACTTATCCTTAATCTGTTTAAGCATATCATTAGTTCTACGTAGACCTTCTATCTCTTCTTCTGTTTCACTTACATTATGAGCTTCGTCAATATCGTATGGTTGAATAGCTTCAATAATAGAATAATCTTCTACGAATCTATTAATATCATCTAAGAACATTTCATAACGAGTACGCAATGTTTCATCTTCTAACATACGGTCAAATAATTTCTTATTAGTTATACTCCATTTCTCTTTAACTATCTTATTACCGTTTTCATCTAATTCATAAGTACCATCAGAATTAACAACATAAGTAGTATAGAAATTATGAATATCAAATAAGAAATCATCAATACGTCTATTAGTATAACCATTGATAATCTTCAATGCTTGTTCGCGTAAATTATCATTTAACTTAGTAGCTGTATTAGAACGTAAATCAATAGCTGCAAATGAACGAAACGCATCATTAAGAGCTGCTTCTTCAACATTAGCATTACTGCGTTCAACACTTTCAATGACACGAGAAATATAATCATTGATTTCTCTATCGTTATCTACTAATGCAGATTCAAGTATATCCTCATTAATGAAATCTGATTCTGTCTGAACACGAATAATATTATTATTAGCAAACTTATCTAATCTAGCATTTTCTTTAACTACTTGAGTAATAGCATTACGTCTAGGGAATTGTAATTGAGCAATACTATTGATAGTTACTTTCTTACTATACATATAATCAGGAGTAAGACTTACTGATTTACTAGTTAATCTACCTAAATTAGTAACAATATAAACTTCTCCTTCTTTTTCGTATCTAAAGTAACTACCTGCTCTAAAACCTGTATTATCTACAACTGTTTGTAGAACAGGAACAAATCCAACACCGTTAACATTTACATCGTTGATAGTCTGATTAATACTAGCTTTAAGTTGTGCATAATAAGGAGATTCAGAATTATCTGATTTCTTCTTTCTAAGTTGAACTTCGTTAGCTTCTAATTTAGTCATAGCTGATTGTAATCTCCTAGCTGCAATATCGGAATTATTACGTTCATTAATAAATCTACGAATGTTACCATAATTCATATTAGGAGCTACAACAACATAATTAGTAATACCAGCAGCTTCAAGAGATTCAATAGTATCTAGTATGACCTGATTATCAGTAGCAGCAATAATATATCTACGAGAAGTATCAACTTGTTGCTCCTTTATGGGGGAAGTTAAGACAGTACTATTAGGAAATGCTTCTTCTATTAATAAATTAGCACCAGCTTCAAATGCTTTAGGAAGAACTACAAATTTACGAATATCAGAGTTTATAGCAATATTAACAGAACTAATAAATGCAGGGTCATATTGATTAACAGAAACTTCTTCTAATATATCTAATGGAAGAAACATTCTATTATTATCAGGATTTACACTAACTTCTCCGATTTCATTCTGTTCTAATGGATTAGTAGGAAGCATATATACAACATCTCTATCATATATTAATTTATATAATCTTAGAGTTTTGTTATTATCATTAGTTTTAGCATAATGACGGTATCTACGATTATCTTCACTACCAGTAATCATTCCACGTTCTTTTGCTTCTTTAAAAGAAAGCATACCTACACCAAGTCTATTAAAAGTTATCTTATTAGATTCTTTATATTTCTTATTCTCAAATGTAAGTACGTCAGGATTATTAGGATTAGTCCTAAAGAATAAGTCGCGTAGTTTCTCTATTGCTTTATCATCATTACTAGCTCTTTCATAAGTTCCAGTTTCGTTACCATACTGAATCATACTATTAATAGCTCTATCTGCATCATTAATAATATTAGTAGCACTAGAAACTCCATTATTAGAATCAATACCAGTATCTTGTCCATATAGAAGTTCAACAGGAATAATTTTACTAATTGTTCCGCCTTTAAATTTATAACCTTCTACTACCATAGAATATCTTACTAAATCCATAGCAGCAAGTTTAATAAATGGATTATTACTATGCCAAGAATTACGGAACATCTGATATTGAGATTCAGTAGATATAGTACTATCAACAATAGAGATTCTATCATAACTATTACGAAGTCCTCTATATTCAACATTGAGGTTCTTAAATAGATTATTGTCAGAAGTATATCTTTGAATCAATGCTACTTTATTAGCAGGAGATAATTTCATAAATGCTTCTACATTCTTTTCAGACATATCAGACATATTGAAACTACCTACTATATCAGTATAACCATATAATCTAGCACGAGTATTTTGTTGACTACTAATAAGATTTAGATTATAGCTAGGAATAAATTCATTATCGCTCTTAGTTATAAATCTATTAGTATTAACAAAACTAGATTGTGCTTGACTCATATTAATTATAAAACTCTCTAACTGTTGAATAGTTTGTAAATTACGAATATCGAACTTACTAACTAACTCACGGAACTGTGGAGTTTGAGTTTTGAATATTTCACTATCACGAATAATCTTTTCAGTAGCTATACAGCTATACTTCAGTTGATAATATAAAGAAGGATATGCTGATTCTGAATCATCCTGATTAATATCGTTAATAGTATTGAAACTAATCTTAGGATAAATAGCATCTATAAGATATTTATTACCTTCTTCTGTAACAGCTTTAAGAACAGGATTACCTTTCTTAATACGAGCAATATTGTTATTCTTAATATCTGTAATACGATTAATTACATTATCAATTTCATTAGCAGATTTACCAGCACCAAACTTATCACTAGTAATAACCATCATATTAGCATTGATTTGGTCACCTATCTCTTTGAAATATTCAAATGCTCTTAATGCTTTAATCTGATATATAAGATTATCTGCATTAATATTACTAGTGTTTTCAACATCATCTTTAAGATGTTCTCTTAATTCAGTTATTCGTATTCCTTCTTCGAGTAATTCGTCTTCATTAATAGTTACTCCTCTAGCTTCAAGCATCGCTTTAACATCTTTAAGACGAGTTTTCTTAGTAATACTATTAGCTGGAATACCAACAGCTTTAGCTAATCTTATATACATATCTCGTCTTAATCCTATAAGAGGATTAAATCCAGTTTCTCCAAATACATTATCATTAGCATTTTGTCTAGCAATAAGTTCGGTTATTACAGGTTGATTAACGAATAAGATAGAAGTTTCATAGTTTGCACCACAATCAACAATAGACTTATATACATCGAAAGTATATAAATCAACATTAGGTACACCGCCTTCTTTTACACCATCAAGAATAAGCGCAGTAGTTTCAGAAGAGTAAGGAGTAATCAAACGATTATCTATATTAAGATTATCATAACTCCAACCTAACTGATTATGGTCTACCATTACTTCTTTACCTTTTCTAGTTACGTCTCTAAAACGTTTTCTTAATTTTGATTGAGCGTCTTTGGCTTCTTTCTCTGTATTATATGTATATACAAACCTAAAACCACCGTGAGCACCATCAATAATAGTCTTAGCTTTATTACTAATAGAGGCGAAGTTGTCACGATTAACAGAAATAGCTTTAAGACGCGCACCGGACATATTAGCATCACGATACCAATTTTGAGCAATTACTGAATTAATATTACGATAAGTTTCTGATAAACCTTCAAAGATATTACTCTTTGCAGTTTTAATATCTTCAAAGTTACTAGACGATAAGTTCTCACCAATAGATACTGGTAGATTCATTATATTAATAAACGTATCTACTATTTTATTGTTACGAGCATCACGAGTATTTTGTTGAGCTACTGTTAATCGACTAAATTCTTCTTTAGAATAAAGTCCTGTTTGTTCAGCATATTTAGTAATAGCTGATTCATAAGCATCGGCATAACTAAGTCCTTCTTGACTTAAATCTATTGCAATATCTCTAGCATCTTGAATATTTTCTTTAGTTAGATTACTAAATAGATAATTGTTATATCTTCTTTCAACAGCAGCATCATCTTCTCCTTCGATATATTCTACTTTATGAGGTTTACCATTTTCATCAAAATAAGCAGTATGATAAATACCGTAGATACTATCAATATCGAAGTCAGCACCAGTTTGTAATACCCATTCATCAGGAACTACAATAGTAGAACCTTGAGATTCATCTAATAAACCTACTACTTTCATAACAGCAACTGATTGTTTACCTTCTGTTGGAATACGATAACCAATCATAGTATCTAATCCAGCAGCTTGTAAATCTTCAATAGTTACTTCATGTACTAAGTTACCTTCATTATCGTAAGTATTGTAACCTTTAACCATCCATTTAGGTAACAGTATTTCTACTTCTTGGTTTCCATCTTTATGATAAGTAAGTTTACGACCTAGATTATATCCATGTTTCTCTTCTACTTTTGACTGCATTAAATCACGTAAATCAGTACGTCCTGACAATGAAGTCATACCAATATCTGATACTTGACTAGCATGAAATCCCGGAAGTACTTGTCGAGTAATACGATTAGTAAATATACTATTTACAATATTCTCTATCTTACTACGAACTAGATTAGTCCATGCTGGCATATAAGGCATACCAGTTTCAGGATTAATTTCAGCATATTTACGATAATTACTATCTAATCCTCTACGAGTTAGTTCGTCTTTAATAAGTGCTATAAACTGATTATTATCAATCTTAGCTTTACCATCTTCATATACTACGTTTCCTTTAGCATCAATACTAACTCCAATACGAGAAGCAGCATCTTTGAAACTATCTTGAATATTAGCTGTAAAGTTATCAAAGAAGTCTTTAATAAGAGCTTGTCCTTCGGGAGTATTACCAATATTATCTATTAGCTTCTTTACAATCTGTAATCCAGCTTTATTCTCACCGTCCATGTGTTGAGGAATATCTTGCTGTGTATAAAGATTAGAATACCAACCAGTTTTATACTTAGTTTGAATATCAGAAGTAAACATCTCTAACTTCTTTTTAGAGGGGAATTTCCCATGAGCATCCCAAAACTCTAATACTCTATTAGTAGTAGCTTTTTCAGTAGTAGTAAAGTTTACTTGACCGATATTATTATCAGTCATATATTTAGCAAGTAAACCAAGTTCACTATTACCTAAAAATCTAGGTATGAGTACAAATTCAGCATTTTTAATCTGAATAGGATTAGCTAATTTAGCATCATTATCTATCTCTAAATCATAATAGAAATTCTTTTGAACTTGTATCTTTTTAGATAACTCTCCTAACTTAACATTATCAATAGGTTTACTTTCATCATAAAGAGCTTCGATTAAATCTTTATAACTATCATACTCGCCACGTAGATACATTCTACGAACAAACTCGTCTAAAGTTATAAAAGATTGAGCATCGGTTACTTCTGACTTATCTTTAGCAAATTGCTTAAGTATAAACGCTTCTGTCTCTTTAGATACATTGGCTATCTTTAATTGCTTTTTTAAATCTGCAATAACTCCACCACTACTCTGAACATCTTCAAGAGTAATATATTTAAAACTACTATCTACACTAATTGTCTTATTAGGAGCAACTGTTATATCTCCCAAATGCTTCTGTACATTGTACAAATCATAACCTGCATAAGCTAATCCTCCTGCTTGATATTCTTTATTACGTTTAATTGTATCACGAGAATCTTTATAATATGCTTCATCTCCAAAGAACATATCATTAAGATTATTATATTGAATCTCATAGTTAAGTACCATTTCTGCAATAAAAGCATTAAATGATTCTTGACTAGCGTTCTTATATTTGTCTACAAACTCTTTATTAGAACTGTATTTAGCAACAGCTTCTTGTATTCTATAATTAATATAATTATCTATATAATTATATACAGAATTACGAAGTCCACCAGTAAGTCTAATATTGTACTCTCCATTCTCATCTTGTATCAGTGATATTTCACTATTGTTTCCCCCATAAAGGAGTGAGAATACGTCACCATCCTCGAACAGCCAATTCATATCTACCATTTTAGCTGTCTCGCTATTATAGTTCTTAAGATTCTTAACTTTATCAATAAGTAGACTTCTAAACTTAAATACATTACCAGTAGGAATACCGTTTGCATCAAGAATACTTTTACGATAATGATAATTAAGTCTAGCTTCGGATTTACGTAAATCTTTAAACTCTTCTTTTATCTTAGGTTTACCGTTTTCATCAGATACAATAGTTACTACTCCATTCTCAACAGTTGTCTCAAATAAGAAGTTAATAGCTTGTGCCATTTCTGCTAATTCTTTAGCATAAATGTTAGCATAAGCTACATATATTGGATGTCCATGATTAATATAAGTATTATGAATATTATCTCTAACCAACGAATTAAATTCTTCTTCAAATATTATATTATTAGGAATCTCTCCTTTAAATAATTCTGCTAATTCTCTATTAGTTCTTCCATTAAGATTAGATTTATCAGAACCTCCTGTATATGCTATATAGAAATCCTTTGTTGGATTTTGTCTAGCATAATCATACAGTTTTAATATATTAGCTCTTATTTCATTGTCTGTTTTTGGGACTTTCGGAGCATTAACAGTAGTAAGCCCATAGGCTTTACCACTATCAGATAATTTATTATCCATTTTTTCTCCTTGTTTAACTCCAAAATATTTATAAGCTGACAAAGCTGCTCCACCAGTACCTTTATTTGGATTTCCATTTATTCCTAAAGGATTACTACCAAATACAAATATTCCATTATTAGGAAGAGATGTTAATTGTCCTTTATAAGTTCTACCTTTATAAGTTTTATTAAACAAACCGTCAATATCTAACTTATAACTATTAAATACGAAAGTCTTTGGAGCATCAGAAGGTGTTTGAGTAAAGAATTTAGATTTCTTAACTCCTTTAGTCATTTCATAATTATCTCCGTTGTTAGCGTATTCATTCAGAGTTATAATATCCCATTCAAGAGCATTAATGTCTTTATAAGATTTAGCTTTACCTGTTACTTCATTACTAACTCCATTATATAATTGTGCACCAAATTCACGATAATATTCAGTTAGTTCATAACCAGTATCGGTAAGACGAAGTAAACCTGGAACTACTTTACCGTTAGATAGAGTTTTCTCAATAAGAATATTACTATATTGATATTGAGGAATATTAGTAAATTGAATAAGATAATCACGAAGTTCTTTATTATCAGTAGGATTATCATTATAACGATTATCGTTAATTCTTTCAAAGAATTTACTAATATAATTATTCTTTAGAATATCACTAACAAGATTATTCTCTGCATTAATACTATTAAATTCAGAGTTTACTATTTGATAATCTTTAAATCTATCAGAGATACGATTAGCTATATTATTAGCATAACCGCCTTTATATTGTAATTGAGACTTATCAAAAGGAGTTACTACATATTCTTCATTTTCTTTAGTCTTAGCATATTCTCCTGCATAATAAATACGTTGAGCTTCATTATCTATTTTTAATAGATTACTAGCTTTACCAACTACTTTATTAAATTCTAACAAATCATTGATAAGAGTAGTGATATTAGAAAGTTGGTTATCACCGAAGTTACGAACGTAGTTAACAACACCCTGCCTATCGACGCCGAAGTTATATTTATTAAAGATTGCAGAAACTTGTTCTGTAATTTCTTGTATTTCATTAGTGTTGGAATTGTTTAGTGTGGATAATCGGTTTTTAAGTTCTTCTAATATAGCAACATCTTCTGTCATAACAGAAGGATTATGAATAAGAGAATCAAAGCTATTGAGTATCTTATTTTGCAGATTAAGTTTAGGGAAAGTATTACGATTCTTAGTAACTACACTAGAACCGTCTTGACTATATACTACTTCATTACGTTCCCAAATAGATTGTTTTAGTTGAGTATATATTTTATTTCTTATTTGAACATTAGCTTCATCTTCTAATAAACGAGCTGCATATTCTAAATGAGATACTTCTTTAAAGCGTGAAGCAATAGTATGGAAACTTTCTACCATAGCTTCAACACTAGAGAAATTACCATAGTTATTAATAGCTTTGAAAGAACTATCAAAACCTGCACTTTCAGCTATACCTGAATAAGTATTATTAGAAGTATCAGGTTTCTCATTTATAAACGCATTACTATTTGTTTTAGGTAAACGAGCAAACCATTCTTTTACTTCTTTACTAACATTCTTATCTATATTCTTTCTTTGGTCAGCTAGTTCAGACCAATCAGCACGAAGAGCTGCAATACTCTCTTGGTCATCTTGACGAGAGTTTTGTTCACTATCTTCTTTAACATCTTCTCCAGCTTCATAATCTTCGTTAGTATCTATGCCAAATTCTTTACTAAGACTAATAACTTCGGGTGAATTAATAACAATATCAAATAACTCATTACGATTATAATTACCACCATCGTAAAGATTACGAATAATAGTACCGATATAACTCTTTTGTTCTTGAGTAAGTTCCTTATCATTTTCTTTTAAATGTCGATTAAGATAAGTAATCATAGTTAACTTTACAGCAGCTTGAGGACTTAACTCATTACCAGCTTTATCCTTTATAATTCCTTCTTCACCTTTACGTTTCTTATTAGCAAGAGCTTTACGAATACTTCCTTGACTCTTTAAATAAATAGTAGAAAGAATATTAATAGCGTGGTCTTCTTTCGCTATATCATTACCAAATACACCAGTTCGTGAAGTACGAACGTTCTGAACATAATCTTGAGTATTAATAGTCTCCCTGTTATTATATGCTATAATAGCATTAACAGTATTATTATCAATACTCTCATCGTTAAAATCTCTACCGGTCTTTTCCTTATACCAGTCACGAAAACTATCGTCTTCGATAATAGCTAAGTATTCAGTAGATTTTCTAACATCATTATTAGTAAGCGGTAATAGCTTATCTAATTTAGGATTACTAGGAATACAACTCATATACTTTATATTATTAATTAAGTAATTACTAACAGTATCAAAGATAGCATTATTATCAATACTATCAAATAAATTTATCGAATGGTTCGAATCTATACGTTCCGAAGGCTGATGGACGCATGTAGACCCGCAATTCCTTACGAAATTCGCATTTTATATACGTTCGTGATAGTAAGGTAGGGATACAATAAAAGTCCGGCAGACGCGCTTAAAATGGCTCATTCTAAGGCTCTCTGTCGGACTTTCGTCTCTAGGCTTATCTTACTTAGCTACATACAAAACTAAGCTCACCAGTGTCAAACAAATGACTCACAATGGCTTTCTGTCGAGTATTCAATCCCTCAATCAGACTATCGAAATTATCGACTTGACGGTAGTTATCACTTATACTACTATCTAAGTCTAGGTCTATATCAGGAATATCAAATATATCATCAGTAGGAACACTAGCATCTTCCTCTGCTCTATCAAAAGTATCGTCATGAGTAACAGTAGAAGTACTAGCTGTATCAGCAGTTTCTAATCCAATAGTAGATAAACGATTACGAACTTCTCCAAGTAATGTATTATCTATTTGTCCTATCTTGCCTATTATTTCTACTAAAGCATCAACTATTTTAGTAAATAGATTATTTGATTCAGTAGTAGGATTAGAATCATACTTAATTCTAGCAAGTAATCTAGCGAATGTACGATTAGTAATAGCTTCAACTACAAACTCTTCAATAGCAACAGCTCTAGGTTTACCACTATTCAAGAACTCTCCGTATTCTTTTACTAATGCTGCATCCTGATTAATAAAGCTAGCAAACTTATCATATAAGTCTCCAAATGATTGTTCTATATTAGCACGTTCATCATTAAGCAGATAATGTACGCCTTCATGTATAAGAGTAAGTACTCTACGTTCAGGAGTAAGACTATCGAAACGATTACTAAGAGTAATAGTATTACCACCAGCAACTATTCCTGCAAATCTACCTTTTTCACCTACTGTTTCAATATCAGGACTAAGTTTAACACCTGCTGCTTCTAATGCAGATACAACAGATAATAGATTAGGATTATCAGTATTAGCTTGTGCAACTTCCATAAGAGTACCTATTTGAGGAGCACTATCTTGACTAGCAAGTGGGTCAGGTACAGCAGTAGAAGATTCAGCAGATTGCTCCTCTATGGGGGAAATAGCGGCGTCAGCCGCGTTAGTACGACCAGCACTACGACTAGGATTCATAAGAGTAATAGTTCTATTATAGACATCACCAGTATAATTAAAATTACTAATAATATTGCCCTTACTATCAGTTACATTTCCTAAGTCAGTAACTAGTACTCCGTCTTTAGCTACAAATTCTTCATAACTACTATAACCAGTATCCATCCATTCATCTTGAAGTATATTAGGTATCTTAGCTTGTAATTTACCATCTACAACCCTAAATAGATTAGATTCACCACGAATAGCTGAATTAATAACATTACGAGTAAGTAAACTATATACTCCTTCCATCATCTTACTAAAGTTACCATGATTATTAGTAGGAACGAAACCATTAGGCATACGAGCCATAAGTCTTCTAGGTTTAGTTTCTCCCGGAATAGCAAATGCTACATTTCTATCAGCAACATTAAAGTAAATAGTTGGTCCAACTTTATTAAGAGGACGGAATGCACGACCTACTATTTCATAACCATATAAAGCTTTTTGTTTACCTACATACTTAGTTATCTCATCTAATAATTGTTGATGTAATTCAGTATTGCCTTGTAATGTAGCATCTACTAAAGAATGAAACATCTTATCTAATCCTTCATTAAACCTCTTAGTATATTCAGTCGCTTCTGTTTCACTATTACTCATAGTATTCTCACGACTAGTAACTGAAATAAGTCTTCCTTCTGAATCTTTAACAGTCATACCTATTACACCTCTAGGAATACGACTAGCAGCAATTATACTATTAGATTTAATATCAGCAACTCCACCATCAACTCCTACAACTAAACGATAACCATCAGTTGCTTCACTAGTAGTAACATCCCCGAACTTACGATATATAGGATTACCATGTTTATCTTTAGCATAAATAACACTACCTGAACTTGTACGTCCTACAACTAAACGTTTCTTCTTAGACTTAGTTTTACTAATAGAGGACTTTAAGTTATTAATGTCTGTATAAGACTTCTTGAGTTTATTCATCCAATTAGTCAACGATTCATTAACAATAGAACTAAAGTTAGATTGATTAACATTAAGAGCATTATTAAAGAATATAATACTATTAAGATGTCTAATCCTATCTAATAGATTAGTCTGTGTATCACCGAATAGACTAGTTAGATTCTTCCAATGTTCGTTCTCTTGTAAAGCATTAAGTTGATGTCCAAATGTTCCTTCGACTTCTGGATTATTGCGAACACGATAAAGACGACGTATGTTATTAAGTAATTGTACAAACTCTTTAGCACTATCATCTTCATTAGCAATAATAGATTGAAGTTGAGTTATAAAATCTATACTACCATTCTTAACAGTATATCTCCAACCTTGATTCATAACTTCAACATTACCATTGTTATAACCAATCTTAGGAAACTCGCCTATCTTAATTCCACGAGACTTAACTACAAGATTATTATTTTCATCTAATTCTACACTAACTGTATCATTAGATTTAAGTTGACCAATACGAGAATAAACCTTACTATCGTTTAGATTAACTAGATTGAAGAAATAACCATTATCTTTAGATTCTTGTTTCTTTTCGGCAACAGCATCATCTAAAGTTTTACTAGCAGACTGTACAATATCAGAAGGAGTTTTAACTTCGGTATCAATATTAATTATCTTACCATCTACTACTTGACGATTAGCTAGAATCTTAATATCATTATATAAGTTAATAGCTCTAGGATTCATCTGTTGAAGATAAACCATCATATCATTAAGACTAGTAAATGTCTTACCTCCTACTTCATTACCTTGTATCTGATTATATAAATCTATAATAAGATTAATCTCTTCTATACGCTGACGTTGACTTTCTAAGTCATTATCAGATATAGCTGATTCAAGAACTGTACCATCTGTTTCAGTACTTTCTTCTTTCTTACTAGTATCTACAATAGTAATATCTCCTGCGGCAATAGCAGTATTAAGTTCTTCAATAGTAACATCAGCTATTATATTACCTTTAGCATCTAAACCATCGATACTTACATTACCAAACTTACTAATACGAACATCTATATCGTTAACTTTAACCGGCTTACGAGTAACATCTCCAAGACTTGCAAAAGGATTAACTATCGTAAACTCTAAATTACCAATATTTGATTTATTAACAACTCCTTGAGTACCTTTAGAAACTACTTTATCTAATGTTTCCTTTAGCTTCTTTTCTTTGGCAGTAAGTGGTTTAGCTTTTGGTTTTGGTTTAGGTTTAGCCGCTGGTTCTTCTTGAGTCGTCGCTTCGCTCCTCCCTTCCCCCGTAGAGGAGCTAGCTTGTTGATTATTCGACTGTTGTTGCTGAACTTGACTTTGTACAGTAAGTTTGTTTCTTCTTTTAGCAATAGCTTCTTTTAGATTACTTATTTCAGTCTTACCATTTTCTGAATTATTAAGAATACCAATAGCATTAGATAAACTCTTATTAGCAATATCTTTACTTTCTTCTTCTGTAAAAGCATTATCTAAAGCCTTCTCTAACTTAGCAAGTTCTTCTTCGGTAGCAGCATTAACATAATCATTAAGATTCTTCTTAGCAGACTTAACTAGTTTCTTAGCAGCTTCTTCTAATTCTTTTTTACGAGTATCTTCAAATTCTTTAGCTTGTTCATTAGTAGTAATAATACGAGAACGATAATTATCTCTACGAATTTCATCGAGAAGTATCTGTCCCATATTATCCATATATTCTGAATTAATAGCACGAACTTGTTTAGCTAAAGTTCCTAGACTAAAGTCTTTGCCTGCTTGCTTAAATAGAGCAACATCGTTTTCATCTAGTTCTTCTATTTGCTTTTTAATCAAATCATTCTGTTCTTGACTACCTTCTATTCCAAGAGCGATATTCTCTATACCACGAACATTATCTAAGAATAGACTTTCCATAGGACTTAAACCTCTACGTAGGTCTGTAACTTTAGATTCAATTACTTTAGATATATCAAGATATTGTTCGGCTTGTGCTCTATCTAAAGGATTATTACTATTCTTCAAATCATTATAAGAAGATAATACTTCTCTACGATATTGTTCTAATATACCTAACTGCATACGATTCTTAGCCATCGGGTCGAGAATCTCATTAATAGCAGGAATATTATTTTCTAATTGAGATTGAATAGTATTAAGTCTTTCTATTCGTTTACCTAATAAGTCTGCTTCTTGTGCATTAACTATATTCTCTGATATAGCAACATCTAGTAAGGCATCATCTATATTAGCACTACGTAAAGCAGTAGAATAATTAATATATCTATCAAGAACAGTACGCATAGTCTTTTTTAGAGATTGTGTATCTCTATCATACTCTGCTTCATCTGCCAGACCAGCATCAACTAACTTCTTTTTTAGTCTAGGGTCTTCAATATAATCTTCGAGTAACTCATAGTTACCTGAACGAATAGCATTTAAAGTTAGAGTAGTTACAAACTTCTCTTTAGCAGCAGCACGTAAATCTTCTTGTTCTTCGGGACTAACTTTAGCATAACGAGTAGTACCTATTGTTGGGTCTTGACTAACAGTACCATCGTCAAGATAAGTAATAGGAACACCTTTCTCATTACGTTCTATTTGAAATGGATTCTCACCATTTTCAATAACTTGCATTTGACGAGCGTATTCATTGAATACTTGTTCACGACTACTTATTTCAGATATACGTTGTTTCTCTTCAATATTACCACCTTTACGATTATTAATGGCAGACATTGTACCACCGAAAGTGACACCGCCAATAACTCCCCAAAGTGCAGCATTATATAATTGAGGATTCTGTAAGTACTTCTCGATTCTATCCAAAGATACAGCTCCATTATATTGTTCAGCTTGACCTAACAAATAACGACCGTATAAAGTACCTTCTTCTTGACCTACAAAGTTAATAGCTTCTTCAATACCTTCGGATAATTCAGATAATAGAAGATTCTCACTAGAGTTAACGAATCTATTTATCTTACCTGCAAAATCTTTAATAGTTCCTTTTGCTGCTTGACCTAATGTTTGGCTAGCAGATTCCATACCAGTAGAAGCTATTCTATCGAGAGCTTGATTCTGCGAATAGCGAATACGTGGAGTAATAGCACGATTTACTTGTCCTAATGCTTTATTAACTGCACGTAATTGCATATAGTCAAAGAATACATTACCTGCATTATACCCAAAGTTACGCATAGCTGCTTTATCTGCAATTATAAGAGCGGCTTCTTCTTTAGTTCTTTCTTTAGCTTCACTTGCAACATCAGGATTATTATCTAACCAATTCTGAAACTCTTCATCAGACATTCCAGTAAATAGAGATAATGCTTCACCTTCTATCTGTTCTGCAACTCCACGAGCTTCTTGATAGTTTTCACCTAAACGCATACCAATAGCAGTAATACCATCGTTAGCAATAATTTTTAATCTATTGGCACGATAAACATTATCTAATTTAGTAGCTTTTTTTGCCCAATTCATTGCACGACTAACTTTAGAACTACTACGTCCTAATGCTGCAACTCCTTTACCAACAGCTCCAACACCTTTAGTTAATAAAGTTCCCGGAATCATTAGAGACAAAGAACTAGCAATACTTGGAACTTGGCTAAAGAACCAACCTGAAAAGTCATTCATATCAAATGCTTTATCAGGATTCTCACGATATATAGGGAATAAATCATCACGAACATAATTAGATATAGAATCGCCTGCTCTAGTAATAAAGTTACTAAAAGGTTTATCATCTAGTATTCCAGCAGTAGCTATATCTACTAACATTCCCATACCACCAACAGTATCTCCTATAACAGTACCAATAGTTTGTCCTAGAGCATTACCTGCCTGTTTCCAAGCTGATTGATTCTTAGCACGTAGAGTTTCTAATTCTTCCCTACTCTGATACCTATTAGGTTCAGCACCATATTTGGCTAAAGAATGATATTCTTCTTCTGTTCCAGTAAAAACTTCTTTACCACTAAGATTACGAAACATGAAATCGCCTTGAGCTGCAACATCAGGTTTGTATTTAGTAACAGAAGGAACATCATTAGCCGTATTAACAGAATTAGCCCCACTAGATAGTGGAGCTTTTTCTACTGATATATTATCAAACATATTTGGCATAACTTACTTCATTAAATCGTTCATTTGATTAAGTATAACTTGACTAGGTGATTCACCAGTAAGACTAGAATACATACTATTAAAGAACTGGAATACCTGTCGTTTAGTATCAATATCTAAGTCTTTTAGATTACCAGTAACTCCTGACATTAACATAGCTTTCTGCATAAGAGGACGTGCAACAACTTGTTGCTCCTCTACGGGGGAATTTGCAATAGAACCATTTCTTGCACTAATCAAATCTATATCTTCTTTAACAGGAGCAAGAATAGCATTAGCTTGATGATTCTGAAACATACGTTGGAACAACTCGCCTTCTGTAATCTTAATTACCGGATTATCACTAGCATCTAATATCTGATACAGACCACCATCGGTAACAGCAGAATAAGTACCATCTCCAAATTCACTATCTGATAAACGATAATTCCTTTTAAGTGCATTATTATACTTAATAGAATTAATAGTGTCCCATGCCTTAACAGCAGGAAGAGATTTAAATCTTTCTATTTCATCATTAAGAATAGCACCAGTAATCATGTAGTCTCCGGCTACTGCGTTCTGTATTCTTTCTTCCATATCAGCATCAGGATTCTTAGCTACATTCTTACCAGTCTTAGCAGTATAAGGAATGTTTAAGAATACACCATATTCACCAGTAGCAGCAGAACTACACCAACCATTATTAATATTCTTCTTTTTAATTTGAGCTTGAATAGTCTGCATAATAGCATTTCTATCACGACTATCTTCTACTGGTTCAAGAACACCTTCAGCATTACGTTTCTTAATAACAATACTTCCTGGATTAGCAATACTAATCATATTCATTACTCGTTCATTATAATCTTTAAGTTGGTCAGCTTCGAATCCTTGACCTAAAGCAACTATATGGGGCGGTAAATCGAATACTGCTGTATCTACATAATTAGGTGGAAGTGTTTTAGATATACGTTCGGTTGCAGCATTAGACATTTGTGCAGCTTTTTCATATACATAAGCTATTGAGTTTTTATCGCTACCAGCAGTTGTTATCTCTCCACGACTTAATGCTTTAAATGGAGCTAAGAATTGAGATATATTACTACCATAGCGTTTAGTACCATGATAAACTACATCTGCTCTTTCAAATGATTTAGGTTCTACACCTTCATTAGTAAATCCAATAGGATTAACTTTTAAAACTTCACTTATTTCAGGAGCTAAACGAGTATAAGCATCTTTACTAATACGAATGTATTCCTTATCTCCTACTTTAGAGAATGATACGTCTTGTCTAGTAAGACCCATATCAACTCTTAGTTTAGATATAATAGCAGCTTTACTAGCTTCGTTAATAGGATTAACAAGAACTGTATCAAAACTATTACCTTGCGAATCTGTGAATAACTTATTCATTCTATTAGCATATTCACGTTGCATAGGATTATTAGTATCTGCCATATTTCCATTACTAAGTCTCTTGCCTAAGAAATCAGATGCAAATTGTTCATCTTGAGTAAGATGTCCTTTCATAGCATCTAATCTATTATTGGCATTACTAATACCGCTGTAATAGTTATCTGCTTCATTTAACGCTTGTTTCTTAGCCGTATCTGATAGCGTTGCATTATTAGCAATACTTGAACGTAATTGAGCATACGCTTTATCTAATGGAAGAGATTTAGATATTCCATAAGAAGCAAACATATTACTTAATTGTCCATTAAGACTATTTAATTGAGACGTTACTTTAGCAGGAGTATCAGGTTCTACTTTTTCCTTGCCACCAGTAGTTTGAAGAGAAGGAAGTAATTCAGGTTCTTTACCAGTCTTAGGTTTAGCAGAAGCAGCTTTACGTGCAGCAGCTAACATACTAAATCCAAGTTCAGGACTGATTCTACTTTCAACTCTACGATAAGCAGAAGCAGCATATCTAGGAGCAAATAGATTCTCTTCAAATTCTTTCTGTGACATAATAGTTCCGTCAGGTCTAGTAACAGTATTATTCTTATTACCTTTATTAGCCTTCCAAACATTAACTTTATAATCTTGTTCAAGAGAAGCACGTGCTCCCGGAGTTTCGTTTAAAGCAGCTTCAAATGCAGCACGTATTTTTTCCTTAGATAACTGTTGAATACCACCGGAAGTTTTAAGATAAGGAACATCGCCAGCAGCAATATTTCCTTGACCTTCTTTAAGATTACCTTCTGCATCACCCCATACTAATTGTTCACCTGAACTAGAATCAACACCAACAGTAGACAATACTTTCTGATATAGAGTATTATAATCTATTTGTTCAACAGGACGATAATTAGGTTGGAATTGATTACCGCCAATTACTTTACCACTTTCATCTGTTTGGTCTTGATAATTATATTTATTCTGTTCTAATGTGTATGCTTTAACATCACCATCATAAGCATCACTATTAGTAACTTCATCTTGGAACTTCTTAAATTCTTGTTGATAACGTTCACGACCAATAAGTCCTGGATTACTAGCAACTTCTCCGGCTAATCTTCTTGCAGTAGTTAATGCAGTAGCATAACTACCTTCTTGAGCACTTGCTTCTATTTGAGCATTAATATCTCTCGAATATCTATCGAGCCATTCGTTTTCAGCTTCGTTTAATTGCTTATTAGCAAGAAACGTTTTAATCTTATTACTAGTTTCAATAGCAGTATCATGTTTCTGTTGTAGAGTATTTAACGTACTATTGTAAACATCTAAAGGAGCGGCAACCCGCTCCCTCTTTTGATAACCTGCTGTCTTAATATCTATCGGCATAGTTATAGTATTTATAATTAAGCAATCTTTTTCTTACCGCCACATTTGAATAAAGTACTTCGTATATTACCTAGTCTACTCTTATTCTTATTCATTAACTTTAAGAATAGTTCCATTTGTTCAGGATTAGCAGACATCATAGCAGCAGTAGCATTTTCTTCTGAACGTCTTTTATCAATACCTAATTGATAATCTCTAACTGCACTAGTAAGTCCTTCAATTATATTAGTACGATTATTAGCCCTTGCTTGAATCTTTTCATTTTCTGTTTGAGTAACCGCATTATCATAAGCATTTAGTATTTGATTGTTTGCAGCTTCTACTCCTTGACGATTAAGAGTAGAACGATTGAGAAGGTCAGTCTCAACATTTTCTTTCATTCCTCTTAACTTATTACGTTCAAGAACTCCACGATTAGCAAGAGATTGAATACGAGCAATCTTTCCCGAAGAACTAGAAGTATTAGAATCAATAAGTCTAGCCATATTTCTTTCAGAATCTTTACTTTCTGCTAATTGAGGATTTATATTATATGTAGTTCTCATTCTTGCAGGAACAACAGTTCTAGGTCTAGTAGGAGCTTGAATATTATTAATACTGTTTTTATTAGTAACACCACTAATAATATTTCCTAAAGCTCCTATTCCTGCACTAATTGCTTCTCCTCCAATTCCACTCATAAAGTTCTTAAAACCTCCTGATTTAGATAAAGGACTAGTACTAGAACTAATAGAAGCTCCAACAGGTTTAGTTGGAACTATACTATTAGTTTTAACAGAATTCATATTAGCTTTAGTTAAAGCATTTGGAGCAAAACTTTTACTATAATCTTTTTCTAAACCAAAGTTATTATAATTATCTTTTAATAGTTTTGTCTTAGAACCAAGAGCTGATTTCTTTAATTCAGGATATTTCTTATATACCTTAGCTCTCACATCAGAACGACCATGAAGTCCAGCTAATCTAAGAGCATCACGAGCATCAGCTTTAGTAGGGATAGGATAACTACGTCCACCACCTGCAAAATCTTTAGATTTAACACTAGGATAAGGTTTCTTATCAGAACCATAATCTTTACTACGAGAAAGACCACCTAGTTTTTTCTTACCAGTTATTGTTCTCATATTTCTTTTCTTTTTAGTACCATCATCATTAAGACCATTCTTATCCTTAAATGATTCTTGAGCATTAAATACTTTAGAAGGTTCTACTCCTTTCTGAACTAATTCAGCAGGACTATTACCATTAAGAATAGGTTGAGCACTAAACACTTTAAGTTGTTTAGGAGTAACTTGTACTACTTCTCCACCTTCAGCTTCAACACCAGTTTTACCAGCGTCAATAACAATTCCACCAGCATTGTGTTTACGTCCTTTAAGAAGAAACGAATCTTTCTTAATAGGAATAGCCGTACCGCCTTCAACGATACGTGCTTTCACTCCTTTACGGGGGGAAGTTTTCACTCCCCCTCCTTTAGATAAATACTGGCTTAAAAACTGTATTCTATCTTCCTCTGACATCATACTTTCATTTTGAGCACTAGCTAAAGCCTGATGGTTTTGTAGATTTTGAAGCCGTTCTTGTCTAAGCCTTTCGGCTTGTTCAGCTTTCTTTTTCTTACGATTACCTATGATACCACTAACAATACTAGTACCAACAGAAATCGCAGCACCTATAAATGCTTTAGGTCTTTGTTCATTAATACGTTTCATTATTCTCTGTATTTATTAACATAACATTCAATCTTCTTAATCTCTATTTTAGCTGTACCATCGTTAATTACAAATCGTACACCTAAATATTTACCATTAATAAGATTGGATTTAAATGGTTCATACTTCTTATCAACATCGACATTAAGTTTACCAGTAAGTCTATCTATTGGATAACTAGTAACAACTTCATTAAGAACACTACGGAAGTAATTATAATTCCACTTACCATGTTCGTAATAAGGCTTAACAGCATCAAAAGTATTACGTTCATTTACAGTAATATCTTCTAATCTACTAATAGAAGTGTTACTAAATAACAATATTTTATTACCAGCAAAATTAATATCATTTGCTTTATATAAGTCGTAACTAATGTAGTTGAGTACTTTAATAGTATCGTATTCAAGATTGAATAATACATCTACTACCATAGTGTTGTTATTCTCTCCTACATAGAACGGATTCTTATCGGCAGGTATCTCGAAATCTGTATATCTAAGATAACTTGATGGTTTTACAAATCCTATTTTACCTATAATGTTTTTCTTATTGAAGGAACTAATATACAAATTAGTTTTCGTATTATAAAATCCTCGACATAAATAAGTATGAATACTAATCCAAGTATTAGTAACAAAGTTATAACTAAGGGTAAAATCTGAAACTTCCCCCATAAAGGAGCAGATTAGTCGATTATTCTCTTTATCCATTCCCATTAGTATCTTTGTATCACTAGTAAGATATTCATCTAATATAGATTGCACGCCATCACCTAAATCATTTAGATTCTTTTCATCAAATCTATATAATCGTTTCTTACTTCTATCTAGGAATATATAACCAGCTTCATTACATACATAGGCTTCAAAATCTTGTAGACCTCCATAACCTTTTTCACTAGTGAATACTTCTTGATAATCTATATCAAAAGCGTCAGGCATTAACATCTGCACATCTTTATCTTTAGTATATAGAGTATTATCTCTATTAAAGATAAACATTGAATGTTCACAATGAGCAATAAGATAAGTGCCTATACCAATAACATTGATAATATCTCCTTTGTTTTCACTGATTATCTTATAAGCATTAGGTCTAAATATACGCCATTTGTTTTCTACTGATTCATCACTAATAACATCACTTCTACGAATAGTTTGTCTATATTCAGTAATAAAGTTAGTATATAGTAATTCATTATAATTAATGAATTTCTTACCTGCATAATCAAGATACATAGTACTTATTTCAAATGTATCATTAATAGTACTAGGCAACATGTGAATCATGCGAACATTCTGAACAAAAGAATTATCATCAGTACTAATAGTATAATATCTTTCGTCAGGAGCAGTTTTAATTGTTTTAGCAAATAATGGATATAAAGAGAAAACATCAATCTTTATTCTACTTATAGGAGTATTACCAACTCTTTGACTATCATAATGTACTCTAGGAAACTTAGGATAAAGATTACTATTATCAGTAGCTTTTTTAGGTATTGGGTCATTAGCATCATAATATACACCATTACGATTAAAGGCATATACAGAACTAGTCATGAAATAATAGTTATAATTATAATAATATTGTTCATATCCATAATTATAAATATCTCCTTTTGGATTAACATACTTAATATAACCTAGAGGAATAAGACTTTTATTCTCTGACATATATAAGTTATCACTTATATTAAGAAGAATACCTTTTATATAACCTCTGCCACTTCCTATATGTAACCCTAATTTCAATGATTTATTTAATACTAGATTAACAACAGCTTCTCTTCCAGCATTGTTATCATCTCTACTATCTGCCATTATAATCTTAGAACTTTTAACAGCTCTAATATCTCCAAATTCTTCATCAGGAGTAGACATACTATAAACGTCATCGCTATTATAAAAGTCAGTAAACATTGGACCTCTTTGAGCATTACCCATAGTATATCTAGATTGAGTAATAAATATATTACCTGCTCCAGCTTTCTTTAATATATCAAATTCAGGATAATAGAAACGAATATTATTAACCTGCTCATTAAAAGCAGTATTAAAATCATCATCTCTACGTACAGGAACTCCTTGACTTACTAATATAGGTTCTGTCTTTTCATAAGATATAAAATATCCTACGAAATCTTCTTTCATTGGTATATTATCAAATAAGAATTCTATTGGTTGAACATAAGTACTATCAGCAATCTTAGTTCCTCTAAACATTTTATCTCCTTTGTTATTCTTATAAAGAGCAATACCACTATCATTATATTTAGGAAATATATTACAAAATCTAACATTACTTATAGCATCGAATATATTAACTACTTCATGTGCATTAGTAGTATTTATATTTCCATACTGACTTTTGTAAGAATCAAATTTAGTTTTAATATCTGATATTAAAGTATCTTCATTAACATCCATAGTTAATGGAATATTTCCTTCATTAACAGTACCTAAACTAATAGTTTCTGAATAAGTCATATTATTAGCAATACGAACACCATCAGTTATATTGCCGTTAGGAAAAACATAATGAATAAAGAAGTTATATACACAATAATTAATAGCATACTTATAAATATTTCCATAGAACTCTGTATCTTCTGGTTTAGTTTGACTATCTAATATCTTAGGAGAAGCAAAACCAAAAGCATAACTAAGATAACCTCCAGCTGGACCATCAACACGAAGTTCTTTATATTGATTACTACTACCTAATGCAAAGAACTCATTACCAGTAGAACGAACACCTCCTTCACTTATTGCTAAAGCGTCACTTCTACCAAAAGTAGGAATATCGAGAAGTAAAGCACTATAATTACTTACACCGTCCATATTAAACTTAGTATCCTTTTGGAAACAGATATATAAGTCTTTTACTATTCCTTCAAATGCTAATGTACTATTAACACTTACTCTATTATATATACGATATCTTTCATGTCCGTCATAATCGTAATTAGAAACTGTTTTAAGATAATCAATAAAAGGTATAACTATCATAAATTCTTTTTCAGCAGTTATTATAGTTTGATTACCTTCTTCTACTATCTCTTTGATATAACCAACAGGATATGCTTTTAGGTCAGTAAAACTTTTAGTAGAACCTTTATCTCCTGATAAACTACTTATATCATAGAAATCAACAGTATAAGTTTCATTAATATTAAAATCTTCTTCTGTTGGTTCTCTATCTTCTTTCCAACGATATACAGTTTCATGAATACCTTCGATTTCATTAATTAAATCTTGAGTAGATTTATCTTCATTATTGAAAGTAACAGATATATTAGGAAATATATCATTTACTGTATATCTAGTAGTTTCTCCATCAGCATTAGTTATTAATACAGCATCCGATTGACGTTCATAATAATCATCTCTTATATTAGTATGTTTATTTGAAAAAATAAACTTGTGTTTAGATACATCATAAGCTATTCTTATATTTTCATCGGCTATTTCACCTCTAAATTTAGCAACTTCATCAGCATTTCCATCACTAGGATTAACAGTTTCATATTCTAATATGAGTACTATTTGTGAATTAGGAAACTTAGTACGAATTTCTTGCATTACTTCCGGATAGTCTACATAAGCAGTTTGAAAAGATTTTCTTAACCTTACACCAGCTTCTACCGGACTACCAGTAGACATATCATATCTAGTATAATAATAATTAGTAGGATTATAATGGTCATACTTTAATTTATAAGTATTTTCTCCAATAGTAACATCTCCTAAATAGAACCACATAGGTTCAACAATTTCTCTAGTATCCATATTCAAATCAAATTCTTCAATAGATACTACTTTGAAATCGTTATTAAAATCTCTTTGAATATCAGGAGCACTATAAGGAGTATTAGTAAAGAAATCATTAGTACGTCCATATCTTACATAAGGATGACTTACAAATCCTAAAGATGATATAACAGAATATTCATTAGGATATACATCAGCTGGGTCAGAATCTCTACTAAATTCTAATATATACCAATTCTTATCATCAGGTTTAATAACTACGGAAGCTGCTGGTTCATATAGATTATTAGCATTTTGATAAGAAACATAGAACGGAGTAGAGTGACTATCATAATTACTATCTTTATAGAAAGCTCTAATAAAGTCTTGTGATGCAATCATTAGACATTTAGTACCATAACTATTCTTACCAATACGAGTAAGAAAGAACTTTCTAGTAACTTCTTTATATTCAGTACCATCTCCGTAAGCACGTCCTTTAATAGTAACTACATAACCTCTACCAATATCAAAGGTTCTAGGATTATTAATTATTGAAGAACTAATACTTCTTGTTTTAGCAGAAACTTTAATAGCGTTATTACCTCTGAAATCTTTAATTCTAACTTGTATATTACTAGTATCAATAGAACTTACAAGACTATTAATATTTTCTTCTTTGTAATTTGCCACATATAATCTATTATTATAATTACATATAGTTTTTACATTATACAAATTAAAGAAGGAACTAGTAATATCGTCAAGACTAAATGATTCATTATAAACATCATCTATTGTTATTCTACTAGTTCCTATATTTATATCAGAAGTATTATATACTTTAGTATCTCCTTTTTGAGTATTGATTATGTAGCCTATTTGATAAGCTGTATAATTAAGACCTGAATTATCTATTTGTAATCCTAACTCAATATTTAGATTAACTTTTTCAGTACTTAAATTTGTTCTTTCTTTAAATACGAAGTTTCCTATCTTATAATTAACTGGAAGGTTACCACTACTATCGTCATAGCCGAAACTACTATCTTCAACAACGCTTTCGTTATCAAAATCATATACTAATACAGGAACTCCTATTGGAAACCAACCAGTATAATCACTTCCTTGCTTATATCTTATAAAGAAATTATATATACCTTTATATATAGAACTTCCTGATACAAGTTTCCAGTTATTAATATTTGCTTTAGGTATATTAGGAACTAATGTATATTTTATATCATTTCCTCCTTCTAAATAATTAGGTTTATTAAGATTGATTATTTTTAAAGGAACATCTTCATTAGAATTAAGTTCAGTAATAGCAACAATTAATTCATTATTTACATTATAAGTATAAGTACCTATAACTTTACCTCCTTGATAATTCCAATTAGTAATAACTTCGGTAATATCTTTAGTAGATTCTTTATATCTTCTAATCTTATTATTATTAGTAAATATAACTATTTCATCAGAACAAGAGATAACTCCGACTATCTCTTCGTTTTCTTCTAATGTTATGATTGTCTCAATAGATTGTTCATTCTGAATAGAATTACCATCACGAGAAACCATAGCATTAACAGCATGGGTCATTGAACCATTTTTAATAGATTCGTAACCTCCATCTTTATTAAGTTCTTTAACTATTTCCATTAGTCTCTAGGTCTAAATGTTGAATTATAAAAGAACGACGCCCAACCTTTATAGGCATTAGCATCTTGATTTTCATTAATAACAGAAGCTCTAGCTCTGTCACGAGAATCTCTCCATAACAAATATGGATTAACTGGCATAGCACCTTGTAGAGAATAGACTTGATGTTTAAGTCCTCTACTTAGTAGCTTCCACATACAAAACCATTCAAGTGCTTCGATAAGTTTTCCGTTATTAGGAATAACAGGAATATTACAATGAAACGTATCACTATATACAGTCTTAACTGTAAGATAGGATACGGTAACAATATCTGCATCGAAGTTTAATTGAATAGCATTAGCATTACGAAGATAGACATAATTCTTTCCTTTATAATCTTCGGGGTCTACTTCAACAGTACGCTTACTTTGTCTATCTCTATCTCGCTCTCTATCTTGAGTAAAGTATTCAGTAGTACCGGAAGAGCAACTACACTTTCTTTTCTTTACGGGGGAAATCTCGCATCCATCTACGTACACTTTAAAAGCGTTCATACAACATGGGAAATAAGCAACTCTATCAACAACATCAACAGTAGTCTCTTTTTCTTCATATTGAAGAATCCCCATCTCATTCATAGCATCTATACACCAAGCACCAACTCTAGGTATATAATCACTACTCATTATATTAAAATCATTGTCCAGTCTTGCTATAATAGTTTCGACGGAAGATAGTTCTTTGTTCATTATTTCTAATATATTTAATAGTATAACTTGAATCAAATTCCCTAATAAGAGAAAGACGATTATTAATGTCAGTATCAAGATTGATTATATCTTCTACACTATTACATTTTGCTAATAATGCAGCATTACTAACTGTCATGTGAGTATTCTTTCCGTGGAATTTAAACATAGTTCTATTCTTAACAGCACCATCAATCATGATAACTCTACAATAAAACTCTTTGTCTGATAATTCTACGTACTTAATACCTTCGTATTTCTCTCCTCTCTGTAATGCTTTAATATGTTCTTCTCTATTATAAGGAGTAAGTCCTTGAATAAGAAGTTTTCTTTTATTAAGTTCAGTCTTTTGGTAATCTATATGATGCTTATGAACTATTACTTTACCGTCAGCAGTAACATGAGACTTACCTGATTTAATTCTTTCAATAATAAGAGAACCAATCTTCTTTTCAAACTTATAAATCTTACCTCTCAACACTTGTCTTGATACTTCTCCAAAGAAGAGTTTACAGTATTCTTTATATTGGTCAGAAGTTATTAGTTTACGCTTTTTAGTTCTCTCTAGTTTAAGTTCACATTCATGTATTCTACGCAATACTCTAAAGTATTGTTTCAAAGTACGATAAAGATTACCATAGTTTAGTTGCTTAATAGTATTGAATCTAACATACTTAGCATCTATTGCATTTTCCATTTTTTGAGTTATATCTAACTCATCAGTATTCCATTCCCAATAGTTATAAACACATACATCAAATATAGCTTCAACAGCATTTCTATTTTGTTCAATAGAGTATTTAACTTTATATAGCAAGGATTTATATCTGACTATCTTTTGAGACACAAGGTTATATTCCTCTTCAGCTGTCTCTATGAAATGTGAATACATATTACGTAGGTCATATCTTCCTCCATCATCTATATTTATCATACGTCTATTTGTTGTTGGTTTATATTATCTTTAACCGGAACTTCATTAGTAACTCTTTCAACATTAAGTAGATTACGCTTATAGATTACGTCTTTAATACGTTCTACCATATCTTCCGGAATTATAAACTCATCATCATTATCAATATTCGCTTCCATTCTCTCATTAGTTTCGATTGGAATTTCAGTAGGTATTTCAAATGGTGATTCAATAATAATATGACCTAATGGTTCAATAACTGGATTACCATTACCGTTAACATATAGATAACCGTTAATATAATCATAACTTAAACTAGTACACATTCCCGGAAGTGCTTTATAAAATTGAGCATTAGCTTCCTTAATAAATGGAATAGCCATATTATCATATCCGACAGTACGTACACTAACAAACGGAAGATTATTATCAAGACGAACTGGTCTAGGGATTCTATCTTTACTTCTCTTTACTTTGTATTTAGTACTAACAAGACTTTGGAATATATCACCATCAGGGACATTAATCAGACTTATCCTATATCGTTGCATTAATATCTTATCGACATTAGCATGACGTTCGTAAGTCTGACGTACCTGTTCATTGAACGTATGAATAACAGCACTACGAATAGTTCTTCTCGTAGTAAAGTTATTAGGCTGATGAATAGCGTGTGCTATTTCAGATACAATTTGATTTAATGAACTCATATTACTATTGTTTTTGAATTAGTATTATAACAAATATAGTTATTATATTGGTATTAACAAGACTTTTATTAATAATTTTGATTTAGCACTATTATCTAGCTTTCTATCTAGCTAACGGGTATTCGCATTGTAAACATTTTTATACACGTGACGCATTTTAAGCCCCGTGGTGGCACGCAATACTATCGGATAATAGTAAGTTAAGGTTAGGCACTAAAGTCCTATGGTGGACGTCTGTGAAAGCGTGGGACGATGGGACGTAGTTTTTATTCCCCCGTAAAGAGATGTGTGCATGATAAAGGCTGACTATCTCTAGCCAGCCTTAACTTGTTAATCTTACTAATAGTACTTACTATGGATACTGATTAGGTTCATCATCTTCTATTATAAACTTCTTATAGTCTATCTTGAAGAAGGCTAATATTGGCTTTAGAATCCAACTCCAAAAAACGAAACTAAGAATAATAGAATTAAGTACTACTTTAACATCGCCTAGCTTTAATGAGAAGTATATAACCCCCATTATTAAAGCACATACTAGAGTTATTACTCTCTTATTCCAAGTACTTACTACTTTAGTTCCGTTAAGTTTGTCAACTAGTTTAATTACTAGATAAGCTAGTACATTAACACAGATAACAAATGCAAAATCGAAACTAGTAGCAGTAGTACGTAGAATCTCATTAAGTATATTCCCGAAGTCCATATTACAATAAGAATAACAGAGTAGCGAAAATAATACTCAATAACACACCTCCTACTTTTACATAGGTAATAACTTTAGCAGGAAGAATACTAGCTGCTTCTTTCCATGCAAATGCCATAATAGTGATAGCTATTACGACAACAAACAACACTTTCATTAAGATTCCCATAATTATTAAGTTTTATATTACAGTCGCAAATATAAAACTTTATTTTAAAAAGAAAAGAGAGACTACTATTATTTAGTAATCTCTCTTTAGGAATGTAGCAGAACTTGTATTACTTCAATTCGTTGAAATACTTCCAGAGCTTATCTTCTCCGAAATCAACATCGTCAAACCAAAAGGCAATAGCACTCTCGAATACCATTTCGTCAAAGTTTCCTTTTCCGAACCACTTCTCGAATAACTCGCAGTAGTCGTGATATTGAGCATTAATAGCTACATAAACATCAGCAGCTTCTACTTCCTCTTCTAGTTTATCTTTGAATCTATTACAAACTTCGTGGGCTTTTTGCATATCGTATTTTTCACCGATATATTTCTTACCGTCTTTGACATGGTACATTTCATCAACAGTACGCTTAGCTTCCTGCTTATTAAAATGTTCATCTTCATAATCATTATAACGTTCGTTTTCACCTACTCCAAGCATTTGCATAAGAAGCATACGTTCATCATCGTCATATCCTCTATGTTCATCGAATCTATGACGTTCGTCGTAACCTCTGTGCTCATCTCTATCGTAGTTGTCGTAAGTCCTATATCCAATACGATTCATCATCCCTCTTCCACGTCCGCCACGACCGCTTCTTCCACGACCGCCACGAGCAAGGAAATCATTAACTCGTTCGTACATTTCGTCTCTCCGAGAACGAGCACGAACATCATGGTCTGTCTCGTATGGTACTTCTCTCATAATGTTATTTAGTTAATAGTTGTCTGAATGTTTCCAAATCAGACTGGTTAAACATAATTCCTTTATTAATAAAAGGAATAGAAAGAGTTATGTTACCGTTAGAGATGTTACCATTACCAAGCATAGGAACATTGAAATCAAAGTTAGGTATAGATTTGATTATTTCCATCTCTTCGTCAACAATACCTTCAATATCAATTTTACCGTCTTTAGCAATAGCGTTAATAAACTTATCAAAACTATCAATGTTATTAATAATTGCACGTTTAGCCAAAGGCTTAACTAACTTAATAGCCGGATTAGATTCGCCAAGAATATCTATCTGATTAATAATATAATCTTGCAGCTTTTGTTTTACTACACTTACATCTACCATTACTTCATAGTTTTAATAAATTCTTCATACGTAAGAGAAGGATTCTTTGCACTAGCTTCTTTAAAAGCATTGAACAATTGCATTTCTCTTTGTGACATCTCGATAATACTAGTTTTCAGATTTTTAACCAACTTTAGTTGATTATCAAGAAGAGCTTTACCTTCGGGACTTCCTTCTATCTTAGCTCTTACAAGATTAAGAACTTCTGCTTGAACCATACTTTGAAGATTATTATAATTATTTACATATTCTTCATTACTAGCTAGCATATTTCTCTGTTCAGCTGTAAGCGGTTCTATCTCTGAATCAATCAAATCCCAAACACTAACTTGTGGCTGTTGCTGTTGAACAGGAATAGTCTGTTGTCCAGTAGCTACTTGCTGTATCTGTTTTTGACGAGCATCAATAAGACGCTTTTGTTCTTCGAGATATTGAATCTGTTCGTTAAGATTACCCGAATTAAACAACGGGTCACCACCTAATATAAATTGATTAACAGGTAACATAACTTACTTTTTATTAGATTAATAACATTATGTAGCAGGAGTACTAGCTGTTTGAGTGAAACCACACGGTAAACAGCCATTGGCATTTCTACCGACAAGACCAGTTGTAGTAGGCTCATTAGGAAGACAAGTAACACCATAGATAACATTACAAGTCTTTTTATCGACATAATTGATACCTGCTGTAAAGGCTTTCTCAATTTCGCATTGGATAAGTTTATCCTGATATGGACGAATAGCAGCACCAACAGCAACTTGAGTTTTAAGCTCGTCAATTTGTGCTTTAAGAGCATCGTAGTTATCACGCTGTCCTTTGTACAGACTAAAGTCGGCATCAATCTGTGATTTGTACAAACCGAACATTTCTCCGTCTATTACCTGACGGTCTTGGAAACGTTGACTCTGTTGTGTCAAAGCCCACTGATAAAGACCACCTTGCAAAGCAAGAGTATCTTCACAAGATTTAGCCCATGCTTGGAAAGCAGTAGGAGCAGTACCATTTCCTGCACCAACACCAACTACGTTAATGTTAGTAGAACCGTCTCCCATAAGACCTGCACCAGTTCCGAGAACACCAGAAGAACGACGATTGCCAAATAAAGCCCAAGCTCCAAGAGCAGTACCGATAATACCAAGCGTAAGACCTGCATTAGCTTTACCGTTAACATCACGGCGACCATACATACCGTCCATCCCTGCACCATTATAGCCTTCAGGAACAACTTTAACTTTTTCAATTACTTGCATAATAAATAAGGTTTAGATTAATAAATTAAGAATATCTTATAGCAGCTACTATACACTCATAACAAAGTATAATATAAGAAGTTCGAGCATTAATCTATTTTAGCTATACATAATAATTTTATTAAAAAGTTATGTATCTCGTGAACAAAATAAAAGCCCTACTTGTTATAGCAGGGCTTTAAGAGTTAACGATTCAGTAATATCACTCCTCTATGGGGGATTTTTCGACTACTTCATCTAATTCAGATTTCCAATCAGGACTATCTAATAAATCATAAAGAGCTTTATCAGAATAAGTTTCATAAGGATATTCAATAGTAATATTCTCGAAACCTCCTTCGTCAAATGTTACTATCCGTTTTACTTTACTAGGAAACACTTCTTGGAAATGTTGACACTTCATAAGTGCTTTATCTTTAGCTTTGTTTTCACGTAGAACTAAGTTAAGTTCTTCAATCTTAGCTGATTCTTTTTCACCTATATCAGCAATAGGAAACACAATGTAATCAATCATAACTTTAAATTTTTAAATATTAAACCTAGTATGTACATAGTTATTAGAACTACTGCAATTAGTATATAAACTAATCTAAGTATCTTATAAGGCATTAATTTCATTTCTTGAATATAGAATTATCTAAATCAATTATCTCATCTCTCTCCATCAGATTCTTCAGGAAGTTAATCTGCAATAGTGGTATGGTTTTAGGATAGAGGATTAGTTTGTAGAGCACCATTGGCAAATAATTTACCCATTTTCCAACATTAATGCCAACAGTATCTATGTTTTCACCCGGAGTTATACTATCTCCATTTACCGAGGTTTTAGTACCATAAATAATGGGCTTGTCAATATCGTTACTACGAAGTAATCCTCCAAATGAGAAATCAGTAAACAGATTAGTATCCGATGGTTCACAATAATTACATATAAATGCTCCACCTTGATTTACTGTTATATTACCTTTATACATTACTGCACTATTTGCTATTCCTTTTAATATTTGTCTTTTAAGGATATAAGTATAATCCGTCAACGCAGGAATATTAGCATTCTCACTATAATCAGTTACTCCATCGTATACAAGACCATTAGGATAAAGAGGAAGCATTTCGATAGTTACTTCTTCGTCTATATTCAAATCTATAGGAATAAAATAAATACTATAATATGTATCCACTGCATTTAAATCGGCAATTTCTTGTTCTGTTTTATATGGCAATGTTACATAAGTATTAATATTTCCCTCAATTGTAGGTGAAGCAATAGCAAGAGTATTGTAATCAGTTTCTCCTTCTAATTTGTATTTTAGTTGCCATACAATTTGAACACTCTTATTAGCGTATACACCAATTTGTATATCTTGCCCTAAAGATTTGATTATAGTGTTTCTAAAATGCTAATAATTTGTACCATTACCAACTTTCTTTAAAGTTACAGTATATCCTTCTCTATTTACAGCTTCAATTGTATCACTATTATTAGTAGAAATCCATTCAGCGGTATTATCAAACTTAGCAAACTCATAACCTCCATAACCTGACATCTTATCGTAAGCAAAGTTATTATTTCTTAATCCATAAAGAACGCTATTATCAGCGGGAAGTACTTCTATAAGAATGTTAGGGAAGTTATCTGTGTTATTACCTGAAATAGAAGACTTTTCAGATGCAGGAATATCTAATATAACAGATTCGGCACTATTATTTTCTCCAAAAATATCTATATACGTCCATTCCCCATTCACATAATACATGTATCTAATTTCAGCATATCTAACATCAACATTAGATGTTCTAGTGAATTTTGCTCTAAATGCAGGCAATGGAGTATCACACTCTACATCTAACATCATAGTGAAATTATTATCCATCTTGTTAGCCTTTACTTCAATGCTATAATCAGTCTGATTTATTATAGGTGAAGATAGAACAGGTTCAGGATTTCCATCATACCAATTTTCTGCAAATATGGCAGGTTGACTAACTTCAATTACATCTTTAACAGTTCCTAGATTTGCAGTATAGTTCTTATCTTCATCAAGATTAGTTTTACCATAAGCATCCCAATAATAAGGAGGTAACTCTACCTTAGCTTCAATACCTATATACTCATTCAGCTCTTTAATCTTATCGTCTGTTGAGATGTTGTCGAAGAGCATGAAGTCATATAATGACATTTGAGAATAATAAGAATTAGAAAGAGCACATCCAATATTAGGAGATACACTATTTTCATTTACCATATTATTAGTGGAAACAATATTGTGAGTAATATTTCTTAATTGACTTGCTAATATGTTTTTATTTAATATGCCATCAATGTATGTATTACCTCCATTTCTTGCAGAATAAGCTGGAACAGTATCAACCTCATTATCATTAAATTTATCAGAATTCCAAATAGCAAAGGCTGTACCTCTTTGGTCGTACAGCATAGCTTGCGCAATACTACTTTGCCAATTCACCTTCATCAACACCTGTTTACCTCCAGTAACAGTAGGAATAGTAACAAAGTCGTCTACGCCATCGAACTGGTATGAACCATCTTCATTAACCCCACTACCTTCTCCATAAGCCGAGTTATGAATAACACCATGATTACCATGACCGGATATATCGGGGATATAACCTAGTATCTTATAACTAGAGTTAGGTATTCTCAATAGTCTAGGAGATAGGATACAGTTAGGTTCATTATTATCAAATATATAAGCACTTTTAGCCTTAAACACCATTGTTTTTTCAACAATAACTTTAGAACTAGTTACTTGATTGTCATTCAATAATAATCCAAATATATTATATATATTAGGAAGTAGATTAGAATCAGCGGCAGAACCTATTCTAGTAATAGTAGAACCTACTCTGAATTTACCTCCCCAAGATACTTCGTTACCATTTTCATCATTGAATCTCAATAGAGTTGGATACGGCTGCACAATGTCCTCAAACCTAATATATTCGTCAATAGTAAGATTAATATTCTGTGTAGATTCATTATCTATAACAAATGGGAATCCATATTTACCGGTATCAGGATTATAAGAAGAACTAGGAATATTTATAAAAGTACCATTAAAACTAAACTTTCTTAATTCATCTATTAGATTATTCATAGTGACTATTACCCATATTTCACTATTCTTAGGAATCCAATCTCCCGGTTTTAATAAAGTAGAAGTTCCTCTTATTGCAAATGTTGGTGCAGTAGTTAGTTCAACAGTAGAAGTAATTATAGGATTCCATTGAATTATACTAGTATCTACTACAATATCCATAGTAATCTTCTGTGGAGATTTAGAATCTAGTCTAGCATTAAAACCTTTATAATCAGCATTAGGAATAGTATTTACTCCATTGACTTTAAGAGATTTAACCATATAAGGTTGAACTGTTTCTACTGCAATACCAAGACCTGTACCAATAGGATAATATTGCCCTATATTAGCTGTTTTACCATCTATATAGTATTTAATAGATTTAATTCTATCATCTTTCTTGATAACAGGTCTAAACTCCACCATATTTGGATACAACGTACCCAGCTTGTACTTCTTTAGCTGACGCTCTATCAAGAACTCGGACATGCTATAGGGGAAGGACATGAGAGAGTAGATAGCACCGTTGAAGAAACGATAATCATTATCTCTTAATGTTCCTAACCAAAGAGTATCACCGTCAACACCTTCGCCTATTGTTAAATTAACATCTCCACATTTATACTTACTTTGATATAACAAAGTTCTTGTAAAATCATCTCTATTAAATGTAGTAGTACTTCCAAAAGAATTTGATTGTCTCGATAGCTCAACTTCTCTGTTTGCTAACATTAAAATAAAAGCTCCTTGACCAACAGTATGAGCTTTAGATGCAACACTAGCTGTCCATACTTCAGGTGAAGTATAACTTATTCTTTCATAGTCTATAATGAAAGTATAATCCTTGTAAATCGGCATCCCTGTCACCTTACCAAAGTCATTGATACCATCTAATAGAATACCGCCTTTACAACTAGGAATAATACTATATTTTATAGAACCTTTAGTTGACTTAGGAAAATACCATTCTGATAGAACAACATTTTCTGCATTTTCAGGAAGTTCTGTATATCTATCTTTAGTATACATTTCTAATTTATGATAACCTTTTCCAACTGGTTCATTTATAGGAATAGCATACTTTACTCCATCTACTTCATATTTGCATTCGTGTACTAAGAAATTATTATCTTGATAAAGATAAACATTTATAGGGTCATATACTTTATCTAAATCATAATCTCTTTTTATTCTACTTACCCAATAACCATTTGTAGTAGATTCTACAATTCTAGTAAATTCATCTATTTGCTTTATTATTGAAGTTGAAGAAGATTCACTAGTCCAATCTTTAAATGTTTCATATTGTTTGGCTGCAACACCACTACCACCTTTCCAAGCTAGATTATACATTTGAATATCTCTACCATTACCACTGTAATCAATAAGTTTATCATTAAAGTCAGCATGATTATCATTAGTAATACCTTGCTTAGTTATATTACAAAGTATATCAGGTCTAAGTGTTCTATCAAGATTATATTTAGCAATAATAAGATTGATTTCATCAGCAGTAGCTTTACCTAATACTGCAAATGTCCAATAGTGAGCTATGCTTGAAATTTCATTAAAACCTGTGGCTCTTCCTATAATACTTAGTTTAGAAGCATTTAATGTATTTTGTCTATTAACTACCTCGAATCCATAATCATTTTTATCACCTAATATATTATTTATATTAGAACCAGTTCTATTAATTAAAGATACACTATACCCATATATTCCAGTCTTTCCTGCCTTGTATATATTATTTCTAACATAAGTACTTTTATCTAAATTCTCTATGTAATTAGTGAAACCATTACCATAAGTAGAATTTAAAGTTATCTGATGAATCATACTAACAATAGTAACTTCATCAGTAATGCCCATTTCAGCAATTGTCTTTTGACTAATAATCATGTCGTTTACTCCGTCAGTAACGAAAGCACCTTTGTATTCAGGAAGAACTTCAATAGTTATATCACAATCGAAAACTACTTCACCTTCTACCATAGGAGTAATAAATATTCCTACCCAAGCATTACGAGTTAAATCTAATAATGCTTCTGTTGGAGCAAACGATTTAGATAATTCATGAGTGCCATTACCTAAATATACTAATGTTTCTACTGTTGCATCTTCCGTAGCTAAATATCTGTAACCAAATTTACTATTTCCTTCAAGACCTTTAACAGTAACTCTAAAAGCAGGTATTTTTCTTATATTAGTTAACGCTCCGTCTTTTTTAACATAACTAAATAATAAACCAGTACCTGCATTTTTAACCCTAGTTATATGAATTGTAGTACTAGTAATATCAGAAATATAACTATATACACTTGAAAGGTTTTCCCAAGTCTTATTAGCACCAAACACAACAGGATAACCGTTACATCCACTCATACCTTCGTATGCAGCATTTAAAATCTCTAAATCTCCACCTGCATTAGGAATCTTATTCTTAATAATATTCCTATCAGCATCAGTATTCTTTTTACCATAGTTATCCCAAACACCAATCATTCGAGCTTTAAGCTCCGGTGGAAAATATATATTATCTCCACCAAGAGCATTATTTCTAAAAGGAATACCGATACCTATACCTATACCAGTATTAGTACCCATATTGTAATGTATCAGCTTGTGCGTTATTAACTTGTTTAACTAACTCAACATTCCAACCGGAATAAAGAACAGTAGTAATAGGTTCTTCCATACCTGCAAGAACTACTTCAACTGTTATTGGGTCTTCGGTAATGTTCTTTAATAAGAATGGTTCTTTACCACCTCTTCCATCAGGAATAGAAAACTCTGCAACAGCTTCAACTTTACCCATTATAGATATTTGTAAACTATTAGCTGAATTAGCTCTGTTATAAATACGATTATCCATGATAATTACTTTTAAATGATTATTAATTACTCTTTGCAACCTTCCCCCATAAAGAGGTGTGATTACTGTTAATACTCACTCCTTTATGGGGGACGCTACAAGAAACTAAATTTTGTTTAATTATACAATACTATTATCAACTTTTTGTTATACCATACCTGTATCCCATCCACTAGGAACACTATTACCATTAGTAAGATTAGCCTTACGCATAGCATAGAACACATTTGCTCTATTAGCTGCCGATAGACTATTAAGCCAATTCCAAAATTCCGGTACACTACCAGTAGTAGTAGTTGCATTATAGAATAGTCCAGTTACATTAGTAAGTTGCTTATGTTTATTAGCATTAAACAATGTAGAACTAATCTTCTTAGGACTTCTAGCTGACCAGTCTCCTTGGCTTTGTCCGCTAGCAAAAGCATAACTAATATTCTTTAGATTAACATTCTTAGCAAATGTATTATCATCTATTTGTTGCGCTTGTGCAGCAGTAGACTGGAAATCAGCAGCTAAGAACAACTGCGATATATCTTGAAGATTAATACAGTCTACTACAAACTCAACTGGAACAATAACATTAGCAGGTATTACAATAAAGTAAAACATACTAGAAATATTAACTAACTTATTCATTCCTGCAAACATTTGACTAGAGAACATTTCACCTATATCTCCGTTAGTACTGTTATTCCATTTATATGGAAGAAGTAACGGACAACGATAGAATGTCAATGATAAATCAGTAGCATTACGTATAGGTTTAAATAAGTTAGGAGCAATACGACCACGAACTCCATAATTAAAATAATCATAAGTTGGGTCATCATTTGGTCTACCACTACCGCTAAATACTCCATTAACTACCATATTACTTCCATTAGTACAATAATAGTATAAGTCAGGAGGACAGATATAGTTAAGTATCTTTCTATTAGCATGATTACCGGAAGGAGGAGCAATAGCTGCTGCATTATCATCAAAGATTTCAGGTAATGTAGGAGAACAATTAATCTCTCCATTAGTAACAGCAGTATAAAGAGCACTATCTCTAACTATATCTCCTAACCCACTAAGACCGTCAACACAATATTCATTCCAAGCAAATTCGTACTTATCGAAATCTTTATTTAAGATAACTCTATGAATATCTCTATTATAATTCGGTTGAGTTTGTTCTTCATCTAACCATTCTCTAGGGTCATAATTAGGATTAAGAACATACTTAACTGGATTATAAGTTTCATTAGGAACTATAATATCTCCATAATTAGTCTTAGTAAGATTACCATAATTCATGGTATATGCCTGTGCTTCCGTACTTTGGAATCTCTCTAAACAGAAAGACATATTAACGATAGTCTTTCTAGGAAGAGTTCTCTGTTTAGCATAAGTAATCTCTGCTGGCATTTCAGCGTCTTCAATCCAATTACCTTGACTATCTATACCATAATTTTCTGTAATACCTCTACTAGCAGCATCGGTCTCATTCCAACCTTTATAGTTAATAATAGATGTCTGTTCCATATAGAATAGACCATAAGGAACTGCTCCTTTCTTAACATAGCTAGTTTCTATTTCAGAGAAACATCTATAAGCATTAACTATCTTACAATTAGAGAATCCCTTACCAGTAAGACTATATTTACAATTCTTCATGTCATAATATAGATTAGCTATATTAGTAAGATTGTAATTAGTCTTAAATGAATTAAGAGGAAGCTCAACTACTGTATTAGCAGGAAGAACTAAACCAGAGAAGAATCCCGGTATTTCAACAATTGCACTACAACCAGTAAATACATCATAAGGAAATACTTCATCGCCTTCTTTAAGGAACTGTTTAGTAAATCCTTGAAAACTACCTAATGTAGATTGATTAATAGCTTGTTGTCCTGTTATATACTTCAATGAGTTCTTTAATCTACTAAACATTGAATTATGAATAGGGAATGTAATAGTAGAATTATCTCCAATAGAGAATGAATTATAGATACCATACAAAGCAGTAGGGAATCTAAGATTAGTCTTATTCTTAACAGTTCCACCAAATACATTATATAAAGAACCTTTAGACTTAACAAGTCCTTTAAATGAATCTTGTATATATTTTAACTTAGTATTCTTATAGAATAATGGACAATACATAACTCCATCTTCAACATCTTCATCTGTTAATTGATTGAAATATATATTAGAACCATTAAACATATTATTTAAGTATTCCAAGTTTGGCAACTGTGTAAGCAATGTTCCTGAATCAGTAGCAGTTAATTCATTAACAATAGTATTATCAGAAGGAGAACGATTAATATCTCTAACAAACATGATATTACCATCACTTCTAAATACTGAATTTAATCCGATTATTTTAGAATTAACATTACCTTTGAATTTAGCTAAAAATGCAGGACTTGTATATTTAGTTCCTCCAAACCAAAAAGCACTATTCATATATTGGAGATTAACTAGAGGACTAAACAATCCATTATGTTCAGTAGAACCATAATCATAAGTACTAGTAAATATCTTAAAATCTTGTGCAGGTAATCCCCAAAATATAGAATTCATTGTAACTACTTTAGTACAATGATTAAACATATTCCTACGAGGACTATCTAATAAATCCCATACTATATTTTTATTACTAGCGAAACAACTATCTAACGAAGTTACATTATCACACTTATATAAGAAGTAATAAACATCGTATATACTACAACTAGTTCCATTAAACATACTATTGCAATTAGTAGTTGCAATAGTAAAGTTTGTAGATAAGTCAACATTATTTCTCCAATCAATAGAACCTTGAGCAGTATTGGTATCTGGACCAAACCATTCTCCATTATAATCAGGAGTAATTCCATCTACCTTTTCTTTTGGTTCATGAATATAGAATTGACTACAACCATTAAATATTGCATTTCCTGAAAGTTTAAGATGACCGAATACTCGCTTTAAGTTAGAACAACCAGCAAAAGCACTAGTACCTGTTGTAAACGGATGTACTTTATTATTGTTAAACTTAAAGTAATGTACACCTTTAGCATTTTGAACACTAAATTGCAAATCTATTAATTGACTAACATCGAATATCTTATTTCCTTTATAAGTAGGAACAGGAGTATTACCATATTGTATAGCACTAACTTGACTGTTAGATATATTTAATGTTCTAAGATTAGGAAGTTCAGATGCAACTTGAATATCATTATTAGTATTAGTACTAGACACATTAAGTTCTTTAATATTTGGAGCACCTACTATATAAATAATAAGACCTCTATTAGTACATTGTGATAAATTAATTGCTTCAACCTTATTACAATTAGATACATTAAATGTAGTCAAATTAACGTTGTTCGTACATACAATAGATTTCAAATTAGGACATGAAGTAATCTTAATAGTATGTAAATCTCCTAGATTACTAAGATTTAATTCAGTAATCTTATCGCAAGAATCAATAGTAACTGTTTTCAATCGCTTACAACCGGAGAAATCTAATGATTCCAAGAATGGTTGATTAACAAGACTAATGCCTTCAACTGTTGAATTAGTTATATTCAAAGATGCAAGAGAAGCATTAGGTAAAGATACAGAAGTTACAACAGAACTAGATATATTTAAATCTTTCAACTTAGTATATTTTTCTATATTAACTGTAAATGTACCTTGACCTGCATTACCACTCCAAAACTTAGTATTACTTAAATCAATATGTCTAACATCAGAGAAATCTTCGTCATTAACAAATACTGTTTCAAATGGAATAGGAGAATCACTAAGAGTATCAACTGATGATAAATCTAGTTTAGAAAAACTAGGAAGTTTCATACTAGACATAAATCTTTGGAATCTCATTCCACCTAATCCTTCAATATCATTAATTTGTGGAGTATTGTTAATAGTAATCTGTGTATTAAACGAACTAATAGGAGATAGTCTTATTTCAGTAGGTTTACCTTCTTCTAAGAAATATCTAGTATCAGTAGTATTACCAATGTTAACTACAAATATAGCTGGACAATTAGAAGTAATTACTAACTTAGGATTAGTAGCCTCTGCTCCACCTGCCGAGAATGTTCCTTTATTATTATAAGGCTGAATATTACTAGGATTATTATATTTAAATACTCCATCAAAGAACCAAACACGTTTCTTTAACCAGTCACGAACATACTCAACACGAGTACCATGTAAGAACTCAATGTTAGCATAAGAAGCAGCACCTCCGGCTTCACCAACATAAGCAGTAAGATATTTAACATTATAGTCATAATTAAATAGTAACTCACCACAATCTTTTGTTTGAGCTGCAAAGTAATTATCTATATAATTATTAGTATCTTTAGCAATGTTATCATTGTTTCTCCATAAATCCCAAAGAGTTTCAAGAGAGCTATCGAATACACCTGTATTAGCAAAGATAGTATCTCTTAATACGTCCCACATACGAGAACTATAAGTATCATATCCACCATCAGCAGCGTTCTTAGTAATAACTAATGAGTTAACATCATTCTTATCATTATTACTAAATTTATCAAGCCAAGCAGTTTTAGCAACAGATTCAAGAGCTACGTTATCAAGACCATTACCAGTATCCATATCATAGAAACGAATAAACCATTTCTTAGTACCATCAATATCATAACATACTATTGTTAAGTTCTTACCTAACGAATCGACAAGTCCATATTTGACACATACTAATAAATAAGAATAAGCATTTCTAATTGAAAACTTAGTATCAAGTTCAGCAGCAAGAGTAGACCAACTAGATTGAGCAGGATATTCACCAGCAGTTTCTTCATAACCACCTGTCTGTTCATTCCAAAGATACTTCTTAACTGTTGAAGTAGTCATTTGAGCAAAGATACTAAATAGTTCTTGCAACGCTCTCCAAACATTATCATCGGTAACAGGAGCAGTTGGTTCTAACCAATTACCACCATTATATTTAAACTCACCTACGTGTTTTATGATAGATATATCGTCTTGCATAAATAAAGCTAAAGGTAGAGTTTTATCTCCATCAACAATAACGTTTGCATTTTCTCCGAACTCATAAGAGTAAACTTTACGTTGGTCTATACTACCAAACTTTTCATCTTGCTCATAAGCATGATAAGAAGTAACAAAAGCAGGTAACTTATTTTCTACATATTCACCAGCAGTATTCTTTATCTTAGTAGTAAAATCTTTTAAGAATCGGAAGCCCATATTATAATAAGCTCCACGACCTAAGTTAAAACTATATATACCAAGCATGGTTTGAGTTTCCTCACCATCAAACTGAATAAGAAGAATAATAGGAAAACCTTCAAGTGTTTGCTTAATAGTTACTTTATCTTTAACAGTTCTATCACGAGTATCTACTGGACGATGAGCTTCTAACTCTTCCATAGGTGGAGTTTTCTCAAATAAGAAATCCGAGTTATCATTAATCCATTTACCAATAGAAGCATTATTAGCATGAGCACTATCTACAACGTCGGCTTTAAGTGTAAATTGTCTTTCAGGAAACCATGTTTCTTTAGGTTGGAATAACTCGTAATCAAGATTACTACCATCATCTGCTTTAAGCATCTTATCAAATCTAATCTCTAAGTTCTTAACAAGATTGTTCATAGTAGAAGTACCCTGTTTAGAAACAGATACATCAGTAGTATATTCAGAACTAGACTTACCGGAAGTTGGACTAAAGTAACTCATAGTGCAACCTGAATACCAGTTATTATTCTGTCCACCTATTTCTTCAAATACAGCACGAGTAAAACCAGTATTAGCACAGTTAATTAACATAATGTCTATTGGAAGTACTTTAGTAGTATCGGAGATAAGACTATTAAAGTTAATATTAGCATAAGTCTGATTAATATCATCCCAAAGTGTTGAGTGTGGTTCAGAATCAGAAGTAGAGAAGAAATTCTTTAACTTCATTCTATTATATTCCGTAAAGTCTACACTACCATCAGGTAACAATGTTGCTCTAGCTTTGGAGTTCATTGCATTAATAACAATTTCTTTGTCATTAGCAGGAACACGGAATAACTTAATATCGTAAAAGTTAACATCGGCAAAGTTCTGAATCTGACCAGCATTACTAATGTCACAACCTAGATATATCTTAGAACTAGTTCTCCAAGTAAAGTCATTCTTAATTTCACGAGCAGCATTAAGTACACCGTTAATAAAGATTCCGACAATCATCTTTCCTGGATTCTTATTAACTATGAAGTCAACAGTATTGATAACACCTTGTTGTATCTTACAACTAATAGTCTCTTTAATATTACCATCGGTATAAGACCATGTAATATCTTCAAGACCTATCTTAATACCTTCCGAGAATTGCTCGTCTGTATTGTAATCCCCTATAAAGAAAACTGTTCTGTTAGAGAAAGGATGTTTATCTGACTTGAATGTACACGATAAACCGAATCCTTGTCTTGACCAGTTATTAAGAGTTGTAGCATCATCTTTAAATGGTTGTACGTCAATAACGCCATAAGCTTCTCCTGATATACGTAACATTGATTGTCCTTTCTCTACTAAGAAGCCGGAAAGAACACCATTAGTATTATATACATTAAGATTAGTTATAGCACCAGTTGGCTCAATGTTACCAGGAGCAGTAAAATTAGGTTCATTGCTTGTCCAAACTTTAGTT